CCAGAAGAAGAAAAGAGGATTAAACTAGAGAATCAGGAGTACGACCGCCGCGCCATCGAACAGTCCCGGCGCCTGACCCGGGAGGCCCAACAAAGAGCGGCTATTGAGAAGCAAACCGCTGCCGACCGCCTCCAGGGCTTGGAGGATGCTAGCGAAAAAACAGCGAATTTTTCACAACAACTAACTGAGGCGGGCCAACAAAAGGCCGCTTCGATCACTGTGACGCCTAAGCTAGAAACAGGTGATATAGAAAAAACACTGTATGAGGCCGTAGTGGGTACCTTGGAACGCGCCGGCGCCGACGGCGCCAAGAAGATGTCCACATTCATTGAAGAAGCCTTCGGCCCGACCATGGCCCGAACGATCAAGGACAACTGGGAGCTTGGCCTTGCCGGCGCCGGCGCGCTGGTGGCGGCCAAGAAAGGCCGCGGAGCGCTAAAGGCAAGAAAGGTAAGAAGGACCCGTCGCGCCGACGAAGCCGCCTATCGCGCAAGAAACCCCGCAGCTTCGGCTGATGAGGCTGCCGAGGCTGTTGATAGAAGAGCCAGGAATGCTAGACAAGACAAGAAACCAGGACTCTTTGGAAAGGGTTCCAAGTCACGCGACTTCGCCGGCAAGGGCCTCGCCGGCGCTGCAGGGTACGGGCTTGCCAAGTCTCAAGGGCTAAAATCTCTGATAAACATGTTCGGTCAGCTAGGGTTAGAGCTTAATGATGCCACAGCGAAAGTTCGTCGGTTCACAAATTTGACCCGGGACGAAGATACTTTTGGTGCTTTGGTCGACAATATCTATGACACAAACACAGCCTGGCGCGCACATGGACTAGAAGTACAACAGATCCAGGACATCAACATAGAACTCATTGAGGGCTTTAGGGGCTTCTCTAAGATGCAACCTAGAGTCCAAAAAGATATTGTGAACACTTCTGCCATGATGGCAATTTTGGGTGTTGATGCTAAAACGGGCGCTAAGAATATGGAGATTATGGGCAACGCTATGGGTCTCACAGGGAAGCAATCTACAAACCTTACCAAAGATATTGCCGGAACTGCCGATGCCCTTAACATGAGCCTGCCAAGCGTAATGCAACAGTTCGCAGGCATGGAAGATAAGCTTGTCCAATTTGGTGTTAACTCTGCTACAGCTATGAAAGAACTGATGGTCGTGAGCAAAAATACAAATATTCCCATGAACGATTTATTGGGTACCTTGGATAACTTTGACACCTTCGACGAGGCTGCCAACGCCGCAGGCAATCTAAACGCCCTTTTGGGCGGCGAGTTCATCGATGACATCGCGTTAATGAATGCTAGCCTTGAGGGAGATACCCTCGGGGTTATGACAATGGTCCAGGACGCTCTTGCAAATTCTGCTGTAGGGTGGGACGATATGAATGCAGCCCAGAAAAAAGCCATATCCGAAACCACCGGTATCGGGATGGGCAACCTTGCGCGAATTGCTAGAGGTGATTTGACTGCCGATATGGCAACTGCCACGGACGTCACTGCGACGGAAAAGCGTGTTAAGGAACTGGCCACTCAAGGTAGAGGTATCGTAGAGAACATGGAAGTTTCAATGAAGGGGGCAGAAACTGTCGTAACTACTGGCAAGGTTTTAGACCAACGGGTCCCTGGAGGGAAGAGCCCTCAGGAAAAGATGGAAGCCACTCAGCAGAAATTTGCCAAACTTCCTGCCGGTAAGAATGATATCACGGAAGCCATACGGTTGATGGGGGTCGTAACTGAAACCACTATGAAACGACTGGACGCGACGATGAAGATGTTGACTGGTGGGATTAAACTGGACGAAGGCACAGTAAAAAAACTAACAGATTCGATGTCAGCGGAGAAGAGCCTAAAGGTGGTCAACGGCCGATTAGTCCTCGAAGAAGATTTAAGCGGGAGGACGTCTGGATAAATGTCTAAATACATTGAAAGAGTATTACCTCATGATAGCATGTTGGGCGATGACCCCACTGATATTATGGCTAAGAGCGGCAGGGTCGTTCTGTTTACACACCTGGCGACAGGCAAAGCTGTGGGCTTCAAAGCTTACGTAACAGAATTTAGTGATTCTTACAACTCTAGCTGGAGCGATACGACAGTGTATGGTAGGATGGACCCCATCGGAGTTTATCAGGGAACCTCGCGTAAAATTAGTATATCTTGGGACGTCCCCTCTGCCAGTGCTTACGATGCGTATAAGAATTTGCAGAGGATCTCTCAGTTGATTCGAATGCTCTATCCTGTTTACACGAATGCAGAAGAGACAGGGGTGCGCACCCTCAAGGCATCCCCTCTCTTGAGACTAAAATTCATGAATTTATCGCGTGATGTGAGGAATGGTAAAGAGGGCTTGGTTGGTTATATAAACGGTGACTTTTCCTATAAACCCGATCTCAAGCAAGGGGTCTTCGACGGCGATGACGGTACCCTAGAAATGAATGGGATATTTGATGCGTTTGACGAGCCCACAATCTATCCAAAAGTAGCCTCGTTATCGTGCACTTTCACCGTACTCCACACACACCCCCTAGGCTTTAGCGACCAATGGGACGACGTCCCCGCCGGCGCCAGCCCCTTGAATTCTTTTGCTCGGAATGCCAATGTTGACAATGGTCCTGGCGAGGCTTACCCGTACGGCGTTGATAGGTCTATGGTTAACCGTCCAGGTGACAGTGGTACAGAATCACTTTCAGAAGATGACTTCGGCGCCGGCCAGCAGGCTGCAACGGCCCGAGCGCTATCAGGCAACGGAGACTCATAATATGGCTTATCGCTATTCTAACCGGAACGTCGTTATCAACAAGGATCCTTCTTACCGCAAACTCCTGAAGGAACGCGGCCTTAAGTTGTTCAGACAGTTCACCAGCCCGGACCTAGTTTATCCGGATGTAGGACAGGTTCTGGACTTACGTATTGTTCAGCACACCTGGAAACATTCAGATAGATATTATAAGGTTGCGCACGAATATTATGGGGACTCCACCTTATGGTGGGTTATAGCCTGGTTCAACAAGAAGCCAACCGAGGGTCATATAGCTATAGGGGACGTGCTGGAAATACCTCTTCCGGTTGAAAAAGTATTGGCTTATTACGAGGTTTAAGAGTGCAAACTAAAAAAGGAAGTCACAATTATTACAATCGTAAAGATGAGGTAGAGAAGTATTATAAGGCCTCGCGAGCAGCCTACCAACGTGTTCTTGCCGCCGACATGGCAGCAAAAGCCAATCAGCCGCAAGATTGGCGACAGTATGTTCCGAAGGTCATTAAAGCTACTCTCGACTCTCGGCTCCAGGAAATAACTGGAATCTCCATGGAACAGGTTGTAGCGACACAGGAGGATTATCAATCCGACTTTGATGAACACGAGCACGGCATCACTTATCTGGATTATCGTGTGATTGCGATCAACGATATTTTTGATAACGTACGATCCTCCATAGTTCCCAATCGAGTTCTTTTATCCACCTTAGATTTGGAGGAACTTTATACTGGGGCGTCAAAGTTTCGTTTAAGTAGAGAGGCAATCCAGGAGTTCAAGAATTGGCTCGGACAAAAAGACCCACCGGAGTCTGAGGAAGAAGAAGACGGTACAGCAGAGAAGACCGGAAAAGCTCCTGCTGAAAAAACGCTTAATTGCACGGACCTGGAACAGAAGTTTCTGATTACAAACTTAGATCTACTCTCTCGGCGAAATGGGCTAGAGAAGGTAAAAAGATTTCAAACAGTTTTGGGAGACCCCACTGACATTGTGAGTGTGGTTAACTGCAACGATATCAGTGAAGCGATGTTCCGCATAACGCCGGCCCAACAGGCTCTTCTGGTGCCGAAGATTAAATTGTTTAAAGTAATCTACCCAGATCCAGATAACCAGCCTTCTTACAAAATAGAAAAACAGCTTCCGTTTAGGAACCATCTATCGCCAGGTGTCATTGATAACATCATGGAAGGAAAGGCCGGCCGCGGTGATGGTGTGGGAATTACTGATCTACGTGTCGAGTACACCGGTAATAATCCTTGGTCGGCTAGCCGCCTGTTAAAGGTCAACATGACCTTATTTTTTGAAAGCTTTTCGGAACTTTTTACAGAGGAGCGTATTCGTCAAGCGGAGGCCGCTGCCAATAGTGGTACTGATCCCAATAGCCCGGCGTTCCCCTTGGACGCTAGTTTCATCGATTTGATTTGGCGCGTCAGCGCTACCAAAAAGAACCCGCTGACGCGGGAGTTCCAGTCTAATCCCGATTATTATCAAATTAAATTAGTCATAGGGTGGGGAGTACCCGAAGATAAGGATGGCCTCATCCCCCCCGATTTGATGCAGGCGATTCGACAAAACTCTTTATCGCTTTATCTCACCCACGTTGACCACAACCTTGACTTCCGCCAGGATGGCAGTGTTAATCTAAACATTGATTATCGTGCTCGTAGCGAAGAGTTGTTGGACTCTCCATCAGCAGATATATTTCAGTCGATGGATTCCAAGCGACAGATTAAACAGATCAGGGGTGAAATTGCGCGGGTACGAGGTGTGCAAAAAGATAAAAGAGCGGCGCCAAATAGTGAAGAGGCGATTGACAAGGCCGTGGTCGCACTTAAAAAGCGAGAAAAGAATCTAATCGCGGTTACCAAACAAGAACGGTTGCGCTCCATTGTGAGTGATCTAATCGACGCCGACGCAATTCGAGCTATAGACCCTCTTTGGAAAGACTTCAAGGGTCTAAAAAGATTAAAAAAGTTTTCCTCAAGCCCGGGCACCGGAAAGGCTTCAGAAGAAGCGACTAAAATATTGGGTGACATGTTTAGTGATGATCCTGATGCCCTGGAAGAGTTACTTCAAAACGCGAGCAAACTCGCGGACAGCCTGTTTGACAGTGCCCCTCGACCGGAAGCGGGGCACTATCGGTTACATTATTTCTTTTTGGGCGATCTTATTAATGCTCTTATACGAACTATTAAATACGAGAATCCCACTATGGAGGGTGTCGAATTTTTGATGACGTCGTTTGAGCACCAGAACCCCTTGGTTTCTGTTAATTCTGATTTGATTCCAATGGAATCAATCCCTATATCGTTGGCATATTTTAACGATTGGCTTGCGGTAAACGTGGTGGGCCACCAACGGTCCTCCTACTATCTACTTCAGTTCTTTAAAGATTTCTTCCAAAAGGTTGTGGTGAGGTCATTGAATTATGCAGATCTTGACACAGTTAGCAATCGTAAAATTAATTATAAGACGCAAATTGGTTTTAAGGTTTTTTCTGTTCCCAACGTCCACGGGGCCCCTGCTCTTAAAACACCAGGGTCCATATCTATGAACACCTCTCCGGATGCACCTCCACGACCTGCAGGCATTCTTACCATAGGAGATCTTCAAGACGTTCTGTGGCGAAATACATACGCGCATGATCGGCCCATCCCCGGTGGCTCTACTGACTATATTATCTTTTATCCTTATACGAGCGAAATCAATGCCAAAAAAGGAGATTATAACGAAGATTTCAAACGAGGCATCTATCACCTTTTTGTTGGGCGAGACTCCGGCCTCGTGAAGGAAATTAACTTTAGTAAAACAAATACTTCAAAATTGGCCGAGGCCAACTTCTTAGCGCAGGAACAAAGTATCGCACAGTTCTTCCGCACATATGACGCCAATGTAAATTTGTATGGTAACACCATGTTTTTACCAGGTTCTTCGGTATACATCAACCCTTCGTTCATGAGCAATCTGAGCGGCCCCAGTGCTCCCAACTCTATTTTTCGACGGTTTGGTTTGGGCGGTTATTATCGTGTCAATAAGGTAAGTCTACATTTAACCCCAGATAAATTTGTGACTAATATAACTTGTAAATGGATATCATCTGGTGATAAACATGGGGCGAAACCTCTCAGCAACAAACCACGGAGAAACCGAAAATAAATGGCCTACGGTAACAACGATATGAAAAGTTACCCTTTGTACAACGCTCGCAAGATGTACGAGGAGATCTGTAAATCCGACAATCCAGAATATGTAGACCTGCGGGGCAACCGTCTTTTCTTTGGTAAAGTAGATTATGATTTTAATGCCATCATGCTCAAGAGCGATTCATTTTTGAAACTATTCAAGCAGAAAAAGCCAGCAAAAGCCCTAGAGTTTGTGGTCGACGCGTTTGAAGACCTAAAAAAATATATAAAGGTATGTGAAAACCGTTTTCCAGGGTTTGTTCTGGAGGATGATGATTTTCTTAAAGATATGAAGGTCAAGAAGGGCTGGACTAACGTCAGCAACGGCTATTCAGACCTCCTGCAGACTTACAATATTGTTTTTCGGAACTCATTTATCCCACAGAACTCCTTGGACAAAAAGATCAAGAATGTGGATGACTACATTGCTAAATTTATGGAATTCTACGACCAAACAGGTGCTATGTTACCCTTGACGCGTAGCACTTTTGTTTTATCTCGCATGACAGACCCGCTCTCTAGTGGTCTGATGCTTGAGTTAGATAATCTCAACCACGCGGATGATGAGGTCAAGATCAAAAAATATTATGCCCATCGCCACTTCGGTTTCTATGTGAAGGCAGCTAGAAAGTTTGGTTTCTTAATAGACAAGAATGCTCCCTGGCGCCTGATCGCCAACTTCAATTCTCCCAATATGTTGAAGTACTTAGAGCGCTATGGCACGAACGGAGAGGAGATTTTTGATAAGTATTATGTTAAAACTTATTTAAGTGATGCCGAGACGCTTAAAAGATACATGATCTTTTATTATAATGATTATGTAAGGACAACGCCGGCTACGGAGTCACTTATTGGGGAGGACGGGCGCCTGCTTTGCAAACGGGAGATGGTGCTAAGAAAAAAGTTCAATTATGAAGCTTACCAGCGCGCACTAGAACAACACCCGAACAGTACCTCGAACCCTATGGTAAGTGATGATTATTGGTATCCCAAATACTACGCTCTCAGGATGTTGGAGGCACAAAAGAAGGTCGACAGACACAAGTTGGCCCGAGAGACACGGATATTAATGCGTTTTATTCATATTTCTCTTGACAAACCGCTAGCATTGTCGTATATTAATGAGGAAGCTAAGACAACATTTCGGAGGTCTGCGTTTGTGAACGGTCCAGAAGTACCACTAAATCGATTGCCCGTGCCACCCACCACCAAGTCGCGTTTGAAAATTTCGGACGGCGATGCGCCTAATCTTCTAGAATTGCCACGTACAAATACTGGCGATTCTGGTAACGGTGGCTATTGAGCGAATATTACCAAACAGTTTGCCCTAAAGATGCTTGCCCGGTATACTACGTTGATGGCGTGATGCAAACAACGTTGCCGAGCAACACATTGAAAACATGGCACAGCACAGGCGTAAATCATCAGTCTGCCTATGTGTATGGTGCGGGTAAGAGTCTTGATGATAGTTGCCCTTCCCACTTGAAGGATGAGTGGGGCCCCCTGAGCGAGAAAATTAAGGCCTACATGGTTTCATATGTGAAGGCGAAGATAGACACGGTGGAATACTGTGTGCGTGACCTAGTACCACGCTCCGATCTTGATCGCTATCTTGAAATGAAAACCGAGATCACAAAGCACGTTTTCCAGAATTTTCCCCCGGCCAAAAATTTCAGTTTTTTAACTGGCTTAGATCGACTCTTAGCACAGATCAAAAAGCAGAAATTAAATGTTAACCCCGAACGGCTGCGTTCGGACATCCACGATTATAAGGCGCGCCAGTTTTGGAAGCGCGCATCCTCAACAAAGCCATATGTCGTTTTTGATATGTTCAGGACTCGGACCGGTCGCCTCGCTACTTGTCGCGGCTCGTTCCCTATACTGACGATGGCCAAAGAATACCGCAAGATCATCGAACCGGTTAACGACTATTTTGTCGAGTTAGACTACAATGCAGCGGAGCTACGTGTATTGCTGGCCCTAGGAGGCCTCGTACAGCCCGCTGGGGATATCCATGAGTGGAACCGTAGGAACATATACGGTGCTACCACAAGCCGAGAGGTGGCCAAGAAACGCATATTTGCGTGGTTGTATAACCCTGAATCTAAAGACGCCGCGTCTTCAAAAGTCTATAAAAAGAATGACATCCTTAAAAAATATTATGTTGATGGCTGTGTGTCTAACCCGTTTGGACGCCAGATCGAATGTGATGATTACCACGCACTTAACTACTTGATTCAAAGTACAACGAGCGATATGTTTCTGAGACAAGTACTGGGGGTGGCGGAGATCGTGGATAATCGGATGAAAAAAAGCTTTATAAGTTTCTTGATGCATGATAGTGTATTATTAGACATTGCAAAAGAGGATATTCCTCTGATAAAAGAGATTGCTGAGGTTTTCATGAAGACACCCCTAGGGGACTTTAAAGTCAACATGAGGGTGGGCACTAACTATGGAAATTTGAAGGAAAGGAAAAATGAAAACTAGCAAACTTGTGAGAGATAGGATCCCTGCAATCATCGGGAGAACCGGCAAAAGATGTACGACATATATAGCAGGCGACGCTGAGTACCAAGAGAAATTATGGGAAAAGCTTAATGAGGAAGTGGATGAATTTAAAACTGCTCCCTCCGAAGAAGAATTGGCCGATATCCTGGAGGTAGTTGCAGCAATTACTACTTGTTACGGGTTCGACCCTTATGATGTGGAGACGGCGCGCCAAGCTAAGGCTGGCGCCCGCGGCAGCTTTAAGAACAAGACTGTCCTGGAAGAAGTGCACGACTAAAGATGAGAAGCATTGTTGCGCTGACGCGCCCAGCGATCAATATAGCATCTTCCTTTGAGGGATATCCACAGTATACCGTTTACAAGATATCCAAGCATGCGGGCACTGGGAAACGGGAGTATTGTCTCCCTGTTTTTGAACACCCGGAAAAATATGAAGCAGCGCTCATGCCATTAAAGACATTCTTTAAGGGTATCAAGAAAGAGGTATTTTTTATCGTTTGTGGGGCATCAATTGAATCTGCATGTGCGTTGCGTATATTGGAGCAATTGAAGAATCGAAAAATTTGGATTCTGTATGTCGTTCCGGAAAGAAAATATTTGAACGAGACCGAGCGCCTCAACGAGAGAGCCGTGTTTCATGTGCTCCAGGAATATGCGCGCTCTGGTGTGTTTGAAAAGTTTTTTATAATTGATAATGCACAAATAGAAAAGATTCTGCACGAACAACTCACCATTAAAGAATATTATGAGAAGATTAATGATTTTGTGGCCAGTACTATCCACATGATAAATGTTTTTGATAACACCAAAAGCGAGCTACAAAACAAGTCAGAGCTATCACCTGCGTCGCGACTCGCAACTTTTGGGGTTGGTACCTTAGAAAGTGGAGATATACCGCTTTTTAATCTTGACAACGTGGAAGAAAAAGAGTATTATTTTGCTATTAACAAAGAAAGACTTGGTGAACAAGGCCTGTTAGAGAAAGTGAAAACTTATATGGAAAAAGATACATCCAACGTAAAGATTAATTATCAAATATATTCAACAGACTACGATGCAGACTACGTTTATACTGTGCTGCACACGTCAGAAATTCAAAAAAGTGCTTGACAACCCAGTCGGGCTGTGGTAGATTATGTATAGATGCTTGGGAGATTAGCCAAGCATACTTTAGCCTAGAGCAAACAGAAAGGAGGAAGAATGGCTATCAATTTGGACAAGATTAAGGAAAGGAAGGTGGCGTTGGAGAACCGTGGAGGCGGCAAGAGCAGCTTCTGGCGGCCACAGGATGGCGAGAGTACAATCCGTATTGTGCCGACTGCGGATGGAGATCCTTTTAAGGATTTTTGGTTCCACTATAATTTGGGAGACAACCCTGGGTTTCTGTCCCCAAAGAAGAACTTCGGTGAAGACGATCCGTTGGACTCGTTTGTTCGCAAGCTCTTTAACGAGGGCACCGAAGACAGCATCAAGATGGCGAAGAACTTGATGGCGCGCCAGCGCTTTTTCTCTCCGGTTATTGTACGGGGGGAGGAGGATCAGGGCGTTCGTATGTGGGGCTACGGGAAGACTGTTTACGAGCAGTTGATTAATCTTGTGCTCAACCCGGAGTACGGTGATATCACTGACCCGGATGCAGGAACTGATTTGCTGTTGCATTACGGCAAGCCCGCAGGGGCGCAGTTCCCTCAAACGAAGCTGACTCCACGTCGCCGTCCTTCGGCGTTGTGCGAGACCAGCGATGAACAGTGTGCGGAGTGGCTTGACACCATCCCGGATCTTGAAACGCTCTTTGAGCGCAAGGGTCCAGAGGAAGTAGGAGCTATGCTGGACGCATACTTGCTTGACGATGCGGAAGGTGTCTCTACTGAGACACAGAAGTTCGGGGGTACCCCCGACGTTGTTACTTCGACCACTTCTACGGTCGACGCAGCGTTTAGCGAGTTGTTGGGCTAGGACGTACCCGCAGGGAGGCATGGGGTTATAGATGTCTCAACATTTTAATATAAGGAGAACAAAAATGAGTTTACAAAATAAGTTGCGAGAGGCAAATTTGTCTGATGACGAGACAGTGACCTTGACCTATTCGGCTGGCGGGGATATCATCCATGCCCGAGACGGCTACGTGGAAGATGTGCTAGATAACACGGGCTTTGCCGAGACTGTTTCAGAGGTTATCACGACTACCGGTTTTAACAACGAGGCTATTGACGATCTCAGGGGTCAGGATCTTCTAGAGGATTATGAGCGCGACGGTTCAGGGTTCGAGTCATTTGTGGCCGAGGTTCTGAGTGAAAATGTGTACGAGGTTAACTTTATCGATCAGACGATCGAGCAATATGATTACAAGCGGGGCTTCTTGACTTTGGCTGCTAATGTGAGAACTACTGTTAAAGATGTCCTAGGCGCCCCAGAAAACCTTTTTGTGGGTTGGTCGACAAATGTGGAGACTGATATCGGAACCTTGAGGATTGATGGATGACCAAAGCAGGTAAGGTGAGTATCGCGGCGATGCGTAAACTTCTTAACAAGAAGGAGGGGCGCCAAATTGCATATAATCTGATGGAACAGAATCCCACTGACGTTAAAGAGTGGATTTCCACTGGTTCACGATGGCTTGATTCGATTATTTGTAGAGGTAAATACGCCGGGATCCCGATGGGAAAGATTGTAGAAATCGCCGGTTTGGAGTCAACTGGGAAGTCCTATATGGCTTCTCAAATTGCAGCTAACGCCCAGAAGATGGGTATTACGGTGGTTTACTTCGACTCTGAGTCAGCACTTGACTCCACGTTCCTGGAGCGCGCCGGGTGTGATGTGGAGAACGTACTGTATGTCCAAGCGTCCAGCGTGGAGTCCGTCCTTGAATATATCGAGGAGTTGTTGGGCACCGGGGAACAGTTTTTGTTTGTGTGGGACAGTTTAGCCCTCACTCCCAGCAAGTCTGATATTGAGGGTGATTTCAATCCTCTTTCCTCTATGGCTGTGAAGCCGCGAATCTTGTCTAAAGGTATGTCAAAGCTCGTACAGCCAATCGCGAACAGTCGTTCAACATTGCTGGTTCTTAACCAACTTAAAACCAACATCACCTCTAACATCGCTGAGGCGATGACTACCCCTTATTTTACGCCCGGTGGTAAGGCTCTTAACTATTCGTACTCATTGCGTATTTGGCTGACCGGCCGCAAGGCGAAGGCCAGTTTTATTATGGACGAGAATGGCTTTCGAATCGGGTCGGAGGTTAAAGTCAAGATCGAAAAGTCGCGATTTGGCAGCCAAGGGCGCCTGTGTAGCTTCAAGATCGTATGGGGAGGAGACGATGTAAAAATCTGTGACGAGGAGAGTTGGTTTGAAGCGATTAAAGCATCGCAGTATCTAAACAACTCAGGAGCTTGGTTCTCTCTGGTTTACGAGGATGGTAAAGAAGAGAAATTTCAAAAGTCATCTTGGCTAGAGAAGCTGACGATAGAAAAGTTTCGTACGCGAGTATTGCAACTCATGGATGAAGAAGTTATTCTTAAGTTTGAGAACAAGACTGGCAACGCTGAGGACTTTTACACTCTAGATGATGAGTCCGCTCCAGAGGTTACCAGCACCCGACCTCGCAAGGTCGGGGTACCTGCTTCATAAAACTTGTTGACAATCACCTCTGCTCCTGCTAATCTAGTTGTATGAAGATTAGTAATAAGACGAAGCGGTATCTTTTGCTCGCTCAACGTGTTGCTACTCAGAGCGCTCATGACCACTTTAAGCATGGGGCAGTTCTGGTCAAAGGTGGTTCAGTTCTTAATACAGCCTTCAACAAGGATAGCTATAATAGGTTTGGCAATCGCTTTCGAGACACACACACTCGCGGGCATGCAACTCATCACGCTGAACTAGGATGTATCTTGGGCCTCGATCGCTCAATTACAAACGGTGCAACGATGTATGTAATCCGGACTAACCGCTTAGGGCAGTTTAGGATGTCCAAACCATGTCTAATGTGTGAAGAGGTAATGAAATTTTGTGGGATAAAAAAAGTAGTTTATACTACTGGGGAGAGTTCGGTTGAAAAAAAGCGACTTTAATAAAAAGCGTGTTCTAGTTATTGATGCACTCAACATGTATTTCCGGGCGTATATTGTGGACCCATCGTTGTCCACAAACGGCCAACCCATTGGTGGTATGAAAGGGTTTTTAAAGATTCTCAACAAGCTGGTACGAGAGACAAAGCCAGATAAGGTCGTGGTCTGTTGGGATGGCCCCGGCGGCTCCCGTAAGCGAAAGACTGTAAACAAGAATTATAAGGAGGGTCGCTCCCCAATCCGACTAAATCGCGACATTCGTAACTTGTCTGAGAGTGAAGAAACTGCAAATAAGATTTGGCAACAAACAAGGTTGTTTGAGTACCTCAACCAGATGCCGATCGTTCAGTTTATCTTTGAGAGCGTGGAGGCTGACGACGTGATATCTCATGTCGTTCAAAGCGAGCAGCTTAAGGGATGGCAGAAGGTTATTGTGAGTTCAGATAAAGATTTCTTCCAGCTCTTGGACGATGAAACAATTCTTTACCGCCCGGTTCAGAAAGAGGTTTTAAATCGAGAACGCATTGTGGAGAGCTTTGGTATCCACCCTACTAACTTTGCTCTGGCCCGAGCCGTGGTCGGGGACAAGAGTGATAATTTGGATGGCATTCGCGGAGTGGGGTTGTCTACCGTCTCAAAACGCTTCCCCGCTATGGCAGAGGCAGAAGCCGTCTCCATCGATGAGTTGATCGAGAGTGCTGAGAATGCCGAGTCGACCCTACGTTGTTATCAAAACATTGTTGAGGGTCGCGACACAATCGCACAAAACTATAAGCTAATGCAACTGTATTCACCGGCCCTGTCTATCCAAGCAAAACAGGTGGTCAAGGAAACGCTGCGAGATTTTGTGTTCGAAGTTAATAAGACTGAGGTTAGAAAAATGTTTGTACAAGATGGGATGGGTGAGCTACACTTAAATGACTTGTTCCAAGCTTTTGCCAGGATTATTTCTGACTCCAAGAGGGGTTAAACAAGGAGAATGAAGATAAATGTTAATTTTTGATATCGGCGCTAATAAATATAAGTTTGTAGAGGCCTGTTTCGAGAAGCATGAGAAGTGTTCGGTTATCGCTGTGGACCCGATCTTGCCGGAGACGCTCCACCCTCACCATCGGCAAACAGTAGATTCGGTGTTCAAGCGCCATGGCGACCGAATTACGGTTGTCCAAGCAGCCTGCGGTGCTTCCAGCGATGAGGAAATAACTTTTTATATGAACCTGGGTGAGCCGGGTATATCAACCACTTCAAAGGCTTTTCTTGAGGGGTCTCGATTTGCGTTAGGAAACGACAATATCCTAGAGACGTATCGGGGATGTGTCAAACGGCTTGATGGAGCAATTGCCTTCCCGGATTTGGCCTCCTTCAAGACGGCTCTTTTGAGTTCATATCCTGATATTAGATCTTTTCTCAAAGATGTACAAAATGTTCACAACGAGACACGCGTTGTTAAGGCAACCACTTTGGATGATTTAATCGCGGAGCATGGGACTCCTGATTTGATCAAAGTCGATGTAGAGGGTTATGAGGCTGAGGTGTTGAAGGGGTTGTCACAACGAGTCCCTAAAATTTGTTTTGAGTGGAACGAGGAAATGGATTCACAACTGTGGGAGAGTTTAGACCTGTTAAAGGAATTGAACTATACGCAATTCGGGGTTTCGGGATACTTTGTAGAAGAGGATCCACCCGAGAAGCTTAGTTATGATGAGGGAGGCGACACATATTTATTGGAACCAGCGGCGTATTATAATTATGAAGAAACCATTGCAGCGCTCCAGGCGGTGATTAAGGTGGACCGACGTATTAACTGGGGCATGGCATGGACCAAGGAGTGACACCCCAAAAAAACACTCCTCCGCCCGAAGCGGCTTCTTTTTCAAAGTTTGGAAAAACTTTTCAAGAGGATTTATGTCATCTTATCTTAATTGACCGCCCCTTTGCAGATCAAATATCAGAAGTACTAGCCCCTTCTTTTTTGGAGCTAAAATATCTTCGGGTCTTTGTCGAGAAAGTTTTTGATTATCGGGAGCGCTATGGGGTGCACCCGACTTGTAAGATCCTTACGACACTGTTTAGGACTGAACTAGAGGACCACACCGAAGTTGTACAGAAACAGCTTCGGGATTATTTTGCACGAATTTGCCATATGGATATGGGCGTCGAGGGCGCAGAGTATATCAAGGAAGTATCTCTTGATTTTTGCCGTAAGCAGAAACTTAAAGAAGCAATGCTCCGCTCGGTAGGACTCATCAAATCCTCTTCGTTTGACGAAGTCAGCCAAATCATTAATGATGCCCTTAAGCTCGGTTCAGACAACCAACATGGCTATGATTACAAGGCTGATTTCGAAGCGCGCTTTACCAAGAAAAGCCGGAACCCTGTCAGTACCGGGTGGGATAACATTGACGGCATATGTAAGGAGGGGCTTGGTAAGGGAGAGCTTGGGGTCGTTATTGCTCCTACGGGGGCGGGAAAATCCATGGTTTTAACTCATTTGGGCGCAGAGGCTTTAAAGAGCGGGAAAAATGTAGTACACTATACACTGGAGTTGGGAGACACTATCATTGCGTCGCGTTATGATAGTTGTATTACCGGGGTGCCGCTGGCAGACCTGCTTAGTTTCAAGGAACAAATTTATGAGAAGGTACAAACGATCGAGGCAGCATTGTTCGTTAAAGAATACCCGACAAAATCAGCATGCACTAACACGATACGCACTCACTTGGAGAAGTTGAAGAATCGTGACTTCACACCTGATCTAATTATTGTGGACTACGCAGATTTGTTACGCCCGAAGACAATAAGGAAGGAGAAGAGGCACGAATTGGAGACGATATATGAAGATCTCCGTGCCATCGCTCAAGAGAACAAGTGCCCTGTATGGACAGCGTCTCAGACTAATCGTTCGGGTTTGAATGCGGAAGTGATAACAATGGAATCCATTTCAGAAGCATTTAATAAGTGTTTCGTGGCAGATTTTATTTTTTCAGTCTCCCGCACAATCGAGGATAAAACAGCCAACAGTGGGCGGATTCTTATTGCCAAAAATCGTAATGGACCAGACGGCATGATCTATCCTATATACATGGACACCTCACGCGTAAAGATCCGAGTGCTAGAGCAGAGCGATGAGACGATTGGGGAGATCAAGGTGGCCTCGGCTAAAGAACAAGCTAAGCGCCTGAAAGAGAAGTATAAGGAGTTTAAAAAAGACGGAGGGAACGTAAATTGAATAACACATATAAGAAAGAAGAGGTGCATGCTGCAACATTAGAGTATTTCGGTGGTGATGAACTGGCTACCAACGTGTGGATGACGAAATACTGTCTTAAAGACAAGGAAGGAGGCTTTGTAGAGCGTACTCCGGATGACATGCACGAGCGCCTCGCGGATGAGTTTGCCCGGATAGAGGCAAAATATCAGTCTGATGTGACCCGCGACGATATTTATAATTACCTCAAAGGCTTTGAGTATATTGTCCCCCAGGGGTCTCCTATGTATGGCGTAGGCAATGATTACGTTAACGCTTCCTTGTCAAACTGCGTTGTTGTAGACATGCCTGCGGACAATATTTCTTCGATTATTGATGCAGGTAAAGATTTAGCTAACTTGTTTAAGCGCCGCTGCGGTGTTGGTATCGATGTGTCGAACCTGCGCCCAGAGGGTACGCCTGTCAATAATTCGGCTGGCACCACCACTGGAGCCTGGAGCTTTGCTGATTTTTATTCTTATGTGTGTAGGATGATTGGCCAAAACGGACGCCGCGGCGCTTTGATGATCTCGATGGACATTCGCCATCCAGATATTGAAAAGTTTGTTACCATGAAGCAAGACTTAACGAAGGTTACAGGCGCAAATGTATCGGTCCGGATCTCGGATGATTTTATGGAAGCTGTCGAGGCGGACGATGAATTTGTTCTTCGCTATCCCATCAACGGGGGTACGACTCCAGCGTACACCAAGACTATTCGAGCTAGGGATCTGTGGTCGGACATTATTGAATCTGCTGCCACTACAGCGGAACCGGGTCTCTTGATGTGGGGGAATATCTTGAAGCGCCTTCCGGCAAACGAGTACGCCGATCAGGGGTTCAAGACTTTGACAACTAACCCCTGTGGGGAGATCCCCTTGTCGGCGTATGACTCGTGTCGTCTAGTCTCCTTGAATCTTAAGAATTTAGTACGCAACGCCTTCACACCAGAGTCGACTTTTGATTTTAAGAAGTTCAAGGAGGTGGTGAGGGTGGGGATGCGTCTCTCAGACAACTTGGTCGAATTGGAATTAGAAAAGTTAGAGAAGATCATACAAAAGTGCGACACAGATGACGAGAAGGAACTTTGGAAAAAGCTGTTGAGTGCTTGTGCCCAAGGGCGCCGGACTGGTCTCGGAACCCATGGTCTAGCTGACGCCATTGCGTGCCTTGGTCTGCGATATGACAGCGCGGAAGCCGTCAAGGTGGTTGATAAGATCTATAAAACTCTCAAAGAGACAGCCTATGATGAGAGCGCAAATCTGGCTCAAGAAAGAGGAGCCTTTCCCGTCTTCGATTGGGCTGCAGAAAAACACAACTCCTATATTCGCGATCTGCCAAAATTTTTACAGGACAAAATTTCCAGACTTGGAAGAAGGAACATTTCTATTTTAACGAATGCACCCACTGGTTCAGTTTCGATTCTCTCACAGACGAGTTCAGGGTTAGAGCCAGTCTTTCGTAACTGGTATATCCGACGACGCAAGCTGTCTCACAATGAACAGAGCGCACATGCCGACTTTGTCGACGATCTGGGAGACCGCTGGGTGGAATATAAAGTTTACCATCACAACGTTACAGATTATTTAAATAACTTTGACACCGAAGAAGTTCCTGACTTTTTTGTTACATCAGAGGAAATTGATTGGCAAAAGCGTGTAGAGGTTCAGGCCGCCATCCAGCATCATATTGACCATTCAATTTCTTCTACTATTAATTTACCTGCGAAGACAAAACCTGAAATTGTAGGAGAACTATATTTCCAAGCTTGGAAAAAGGGTCTTAAGGGAGTGACGGTATATGTGGATGGAAGCCGCAGCGGAGTGCTTGTCACTAAGCCTTCTAACAGTGATTCATCATTCCCTCAATACGATGCTCCGAGTCGGCCTGAAATGTTGGAGTGTGATATCTATCATACAACTATCTCTGGAGAAAAGTGGGTGGTTCTCGTAGGGCTCCTTGACGGTCGCCCTTATGAGGTGATGGGGGGGCTAGCGTCGCTGATCGAGATTTCTAAGAAATATACGCGGGGTTTGCTCACTAAGCGGATCCGCAAAACGATGCCGTCTATCTATGATCTCCAATACGGGGAGGACGATGATACAACCGCTATTAAAGACATAGTAAAAGTTTTTGACAACCCCAATCACTCTGCTTTTACGCGAGTAATTTCATTGACTCTTCGTCATGGTGCAAAGATTAACTTTTTAGTAGAACAGTTACAAAAAGACAAAGACTCGGATATGTTTAGTTTTTCACGCTGCATCGCTCGCGTCCTTAAAAATTATATCAAAGATGGGACGCTAGCAACCGACTTATGTTCCGAGTGTGGTACTGACGGACTCGTGTATATCGAAGGGTGCCAGACGTGCAAAGACTGCGGGTTTGCAAAATGTGGCTAAGGAGATGAAAATGAATTTTACCCCGGTGGGTCGTTATCTTTTGGTAGAGCCTATAGAGATAAGGACGAAGAAGAATAAAACAGCGAAAGTGTTAGTGCCCGATTCCTACAACACAAAGAACACCCCTAGGTTTAAGATGTGCAGGGTGGTGAAAGCCGGCCCAGACTGCAATTCACAAATTGCTGCGAACACTTTAGCAGTTATTGAGAACCCCATGGTGGAAAGGGTAGAAGTATTAGATAATGTCTTTTTCATTATTTTAGAAAATCATGTGGTGGGGCTAGTGGAGGAATGATGAGCTTGGCGGAAATTTTATGCTCGGCTACAATTACCCTTGCTCTTCCACGCGCTGATTATGCTTGCAAGCACATGGACACGCTTGTTGCTGAGGCACAAGAAAACCAAATAAGCCCAACCGTGCTTGTTGCACTCATACACGAGGAAAGTCGCTGGAAACCATGGGCAGTTTCGCGAGCCGGAGCCTGCGGCCTAACACAAGTTATGCCTAAATATACCAAGGGGAAGTGGTCGTGCCGCTCCTTGAAAAGACCAAAAACCGCTTTAAAGGCTGGCGCGACGATTCTTTCATACTGGGTTCATGTGTACGGTGACAGCGACTATACCATCGGTTTGTGTGGATATAACGGAGGATACCGGTGCAAAGGCAAAAACAAGAGTCGACGTTCTTTATCCTATGCTAAACGCGTGTTAAGGATGTCTGCTGAACTAGAGGAACTCGTTCAGTATCAACAAGAGGCACAACCCCTGGCGGAGTGATGAAGGAACACACCTATGAATGTAAAACCCTTGTAGTGGGGGCTACATTAGAATCATTAATTCTAGCTTATTTTTTAGATGCCGCCTATATCCAAAATGACGATCGACCCCCTTTTCTTTTTGACTTTGTGGAGCCTTCTCTTCGGCTTAGCCCTTTGGGTATTGAAAATAAGAGCACGACCTTGCGCACAAACCGCGGCAACTTAGATGTCGGCCGCTCGAAGTATGATATATGGGAAGAATTGATGTTTAAAATGAGTGTCGATGGGCAAATCCCTATTGCTGGACTTCCAATAAAGCTTCGTCTTAAAGATAACACATTGCGCGCCGTGATAAAAGAAGCACACTATGTGGACTTCAAGTACGAAAAACTCTTCCTATGCGACGATAAACAAATTTTTGGAATGCCGCCTCCGTTAAGCGAATCAACTTCATATTTGGCTCATGACTGGTTTGATGTGAATGAAGGTTGCGTACACGAATACGATATGTTCATAACAGACGATGCTTTAGCTGCCACAATAAATTTTTATGCATCGCCGCGTATTGATGGCAATGACGGGAGTAGGAAAGATCTAGTAGTAACCTCTGTGTTAGACACTCAAGACAAACTTTTTCAAATGGAATATTCAGACTTGTATTCGCGTATTAAGACAACAAAGATTATGCAAGCGCAGGGTATCCGAGGGGATAATGGGACTCCTCCTAAAATAGCTTTGAATAAGCGTGACGTATGGGAAATTCGTACACCACAATACGAATTTGAAGAGGAAAATATAAAATATGTGGGTTCCTCACTAGACAATATCATAGAAGGTACTTTTGACTGGTAAGTATTTTCATCTCGCTGGAATTATATCGCTTCTCGGCGCCCGCGATAAGATGAGTGTAGGGTATCCCGATTATCTATTGCCGCTGGCCCCTGACTTTAATATGGTTGAAAGATCAATTGTCGAGTGTGCCTATGCAGGCTGCGAGACTATTTGGATAGTGTGCGATGATAATACGGTCCCTCTTTTACGACACAGGGTGGGGGACTGGATAGAGGACCCGGTGTACATACACCGTAAAAATACCAGACAGCCTTATAATTACCGCAAAGAAATTCCTATTTTTTATGTGCCCACTCACCCAGATGACATGGATCGTCGTGATTGCGCATCATGGGGTATACTTTCTGCTGCGCAAACGGCAACAAAGGTATCTTCACAGCTGAGTAAGTGGACAAAACCTCGGGCATTTTTTGTGAGTTTTCCTGAGGGTATCTCTGATCCCACGCTGGTTCGTGACTACCGAGAGGCTGTTTCCTCAGACTTCGGCTTTTGTTTCGCAACCCCCAGCGGTGAGACCTTTCAAGATGGCAAGAAGCTGGGCTTTACGTTCGGGTACGAACTCTTAACTCCTTTGATTCGTAACTTTAGATCAGAGGCTACTACCTTATTTAAGGAGGGCCTAAAACTACCGCGAGAGAAAAGGTATAGCGGCCGCTTCTTTTCTTTAAAAAAAGCGTTTAAATGTATTAATATTAAACATTATATGCAAAAAAAGACCCTTTTTTATTATGACGCAGGGGATTGGAAGGGATATAGGAACTATATAGCTTCAGAGGAAAGTGCAACTATTAAGCGGCCGTCAGAAGCAATTTTAAAATTTAGGGAGTTTAACAGAATCCCCCAGGAGGAAACAAATGAAAACAGGTAAAGAATTATTACGGGAATGGAGCGAAGAAGGCTCTGTTGAGACTGAGGTACATTATACGAAGAAGGAGATGGCTGAGGTTTTTGTCGAAAACTTGCTATTTTTGAAAGATAACTATTCTCATATCGATGGGGAACTCAGTTATGATCTTGAGAACTTAATTGCTGAATATGAAGAATATTGTTGACTTTTAAACTCGATCAGCTATAATAGACTTAAGCAACAGGACACACTTTGAAACGAAAAAAGAATGAAATTCCATTTGTGAATTTCCACTCTCACACCACTTTCTCGGCTTTTGACGGGATGGGATACCCCGAGGCTCACATGGAGAACGTATGGGGAAACGGCGGTGATGCCATGGCAATTACTGATCATGGCAATATGAATAGCCTCGGATATCAGGTTGAGGCATTTCACAAAATGGCTCAAGAGGGCAAAGAGTTTAAACCTATTTTTGGAATTGAGGCATATTTTATCCCCTCGGTAGCCAATTGGAAAGACGACTATCTTAATGCCCGTGAGGAAAAGAAAAAGCAAGAAAAGGGGAACATCGTTATTGAGGATGAAGACCGGAAGAAGTATAAGAATATTCTTAACCAGCGCCGACACCTTATTCTGTTAGCCCAAAATGAAACAGGGCTAAAAAATCTTTTCAAGATGGTTTCAAAGTCCTTTCGCGGAGACAACTTCTATCGCTTCCCACGCATGGATTACAATCTTCTTCGGAAGAATAGTGAGGGTGTTATCGCAGCTAGCGCATGCATGAGCGGTATTTATAGCGGGTGTTATTGGCAAAACCGTGAGGAGGGCGACGAGGCCATCCTGGCAAACATGCGCCAGACGACCGAAAAGATGCAAAGAATTTTTGGGGATCGCTGGTACGCCGAGCTACAGTGGAATGCAATCCCGGAACAACACGAGATTAACAAATATATCATTCAGGTTGCCAGGGAATTTGGCGTAGACTTGATTTCTACCGCAGACAGTCACTACCCCTCTCAGGATACATGGCGCGATCGGGAGTTGTACCGGCGCCTGGGGTGGTTGGGAAAGAGTAGCCGCCCGGGCTGGATGTCAAACGAATTGCCAGCCGACATCGAAGAGGTGGGCTATGAGCTTTATCCTAAAAACGGCGATCAGATGTGGGAGGCATATCAACATTATTCCAAGAAGATGAACATCGCGTATGATGACAAGCTGGTACTCGATAGCATCGAAAGAACTCATCATATCGCACACGATAGGATCGAGTCCTTTCTTCCTAACACTGATGTGAAACTGCCATCGTTTGTCGTCCCACAGGGAAAGAGCGCGGACCAAGCGCTTGCCGCCATGTGTGTTTCCGGGCTCAAGACGCTCGGCCTAGGCAACGACAACGAATATGTGGAACGGCTAAAAGAAGAGGTTCACGTAATCAAAGATCGTGGCTTCTCAAAATATTTCTTGACGATGAAGGCAATTGCCGACAAGGCAACAGACCGCCAACTAGTCGGCCCCGGTAGAGGTTCAGCGGCCGGCGCTCTGACAGCCTACGTACTTGGGATCACACAGGTCGATCCGATTCAGTATGGCTTGCAATTCGAGAGGTTTTTGCGGAAAGACGCAACAGACTATCCCGATATTGATTATGATGTGTCAGATCCTATGAAGCTGAAAGAGCACTTGATTGATGAGTGGGGGGAGAACTCTGTAGTTCCTATCTCCAATTGGAATACCTTGCAGTTACGCAGCCTCATTAAAGATATCTCTAAGTTTTATGATGTGCCGTTTACAGAAGTAAACTATGTTACGAACCGTATGATGGCTGAGGCAACGCCTACAGCAAAGAAGGCGCACGGGATCAAGGCAGGCGTTTATACTCCGACATTCGATGAGGTGATGGCGTACAGTCCAACTCTTCAGCAGTTCTTGTCTAAGTACCCGCATATTGAAACCCATGTTAACGCTTTGTACGGGCAGGTGCGCTCATGTAGTAGGCATGCCGGCGGTGTTGTAATTGCTGAGAACCTAGATGAACATATGCCGCTGATTAATAGTGGCGGGGTTACTCAATCTCCATGGACAGAGGGTCAACACGTCCGCCACTTAGAGCCGCTGGGTTTCATCAAATTCGATATTCTTGGCTTGGCGTCTTTGAGGATGATCGAGGGAGCGATATCTCATATCCTGAAACGCCACAAAGGGATCCCTGAACCGACATTTGAAGATATCCAAAAATACTACAATGAGAATCTTCATCCCGATGTTGTCAATCTCAATGAGCCCTCCGTTTATGAGAATGTATTCCACAAGGGGAAGTGGGCCGGCATATTCCAGTTCACGGAACAAGGCGCGCAAAAGTTTTGTGTTAATGTTAAGCCCAATAACATCATCGATTTGGCAGCTATTACCTCTATCTATCGTCCTGGGCCCCTGAGCGCTGGTGTCGATAAACAGTACGTGCGGGCAAAAATGAATCCGGATGAGGTTGTATATCCTAGCGAGGAGGTACGAGAGGTCACAGAAGAAACGGCCGGGTTCTTAATTTTTCAAGAACAAATTGCCGAACTGGCTCACAAACTTGGACACGGAATCTCACTAGACGAAGGGAACAAGCTGCGGAAACTTCTCACAAAAAAGGGTGTTGCAGGAGTAGAAGCGCAGAAGAATAAGATCAAAGGGAAATTTATCCAGGGGTGTGCGTCAAAAGGTATTTCCCAATCGGAGGCCTCACACCTGTGGGACACCTTTGAATACTTTTCAGGGTATGGTTTTAATAAATCGCATGCTGTTTCTTATTCCATACTTTCATATCAGTGCGCGTGGTTGTTACACCACTACCCCTCAGAATGGGTAGCCGCTTTCCTAGACAAAGAACCGGAGAGTCGTAAAGAAAAGGCGATCAACATCGCTAAATCTCTAGGGTTTACAATTGCCCCTCTGGACGTGAATGCGTCCGGGACAGTTTGGGATATTTCTGCTGATGGGCATACTCTGATCCAGCCGCTTACCTCCATCAAAGGTTTAGGAGAAGCAGCAATTAAACAGATACTGAGTAATCGGCCGTTTGAGACCGTAGAAGATTTTATCTTCAACGAGGGTATCACTTACAGCAAATTGAATAAAAAGGCGCTAGATGTCTTGTGCCGCGGCAACGCGTTAAACGAATTGGTAGATGAGAGATTTAGTGGTCTGAAACATTTTTGGTCCGCATGTGTTGTGGACCGCCCTAAGAACAAAAATAAGTTAGCCGACAATATTGAAAAATATAGACCCGAAGGTGAGTTTGAGGACGAAGAAAAGATCCAACACCTTGTAGAACTCACGGGGGTATACCCTCTTAACTTGGTCATGGGCCCCGATTTGGTGGAAAAGCTACAGGAAAAATATATTCCGAGAATTTCTGAGTACGACCCTGAATTACAGGTGGCGTGGTTTATACCACGTAAAATTGTTCCAAAGAAAACCAAAAATGGTAAAGACTACTGGATTGTGGAAGTGATTGACGATTCTAGCGTCATGACACGGATCCGGTGCTGGGGTGTCAGGAACACAGATATGTTATTGGTCAATCGACCTTATATGGCGAAACTCGATTACAGTGAAGACTGGGGGTTTAGTACACGCTCGATTAGACATAATTTTAGGATGTTAGCATGAACAATACAATGAGAGTTTATAAAATTAGAAAAAACGCTAAGCTACCCCACAGGGCGCATCCAACTGATGCGGGGATGGACTTGTTTTACTGCCCAGACAATGAGGAGTTGTCGTCACACATTACGATTGACCCTGGTTCAACCCGGCTGATCCCGACTGGTATTAAGGTAGAAGTGCCTAACAATCATATGCTGGAAGTTAAGAACAAATCTGGGATTGCTTTCAAACAACAGCTTGTGGTGGGTGCCTGTGTTGTGGATGCGGGCTACGACGGAGAATTGTATATCAACTTGCACAACATTGGCACGCGTCCCAGCACGATAGAATCTGGTCAGAAGGTTGCTCAAGGGGTTCTTATACCTATCGTGACCTGTGAAATCCAAGAGGTTCGAGAGGATTGCCTCAACCAGGCGACAGAGCGGGGAAGCGGAGCGTTTGGCTCGACGGGGTTGAAATAATGGATAAGAAAACTCAAGAAACCATGTTTAGTTCGAAAAGTGCTGAGTGGGAAACCCCCGAAGACTTTTTCAATAAGTTGAATCAAACATATAATTTTACTTTAGATCCGTGCTCGACTTCAGCAAATACTAAATGCCAGAATCATTATACTAAGGAAGACGACGGTCTAACACAGGACTGGGGAGGTCAACAGGTTTTCGTGAATCCTCCTTACGGCCGCCAGATGAAAAAGTGGGTTAAAAAAGCTTTCGAAGAGGGTCAGAAACCCGATACAACGGTGGTGATGCTTATTCCCTCACGAACTGACACAAAGTATTGGCACGATTATTGTATGAAGGCTGATGTCATCTATTTTGTGAAGGGAAGGCTCCATTTTAAGAATAAAGTTGCTGCTGATCACGCGGGAAAAACAAAAACTAGCCCTGCTCCCTTCCCTTCCGCAGTAGTTGTTTTTGGCGCCCCCACAAAGGGCATGCCTTTCTTGGGAGTGATGAGTAATAAATGAGTATAGAAAGAAAGATAAAAAGAAAAAGAGAAGCAAAGGAACGTAAGATGCAAAAAGATATTACTAGTAAACTGAATATGTTTGATAGGTTACCTGAAGAGTGTTTGGCGTGTGAGAAAGTTTTTGACAACCAAAATAAAGAGATGGTGTCTACATGGAATGTAGTGGTAAGAGAGGTAGAAGGAGTCGTCAGACTTTACTGTCCTGATTGCTGGGGCACAGCGCAAGAAGTAATAAAAACGTACTGGGCAGAGAAGGAAGATAAAGAGTGAAGGTCGCTGTAAGTTACGATGACGTTCTGTTGGTACCACGTTACTCAGAGATCGAAAGTCGTGGGGAAGTTATAATCGGTAATAGCTTGGACGATGATATCTGGCTTGACCTTCCGCTTCTTGCCAGTCCTATGGATACTGTGTCAGAACTGGAAATGGGAGCTGCGATCGCCAAGGAGGGCGGGTTAGCAATTATCCATCGTTATAACACCATCCGGGAACAGCAGGACATCGTGGCGAAGGTGGTAGAATCGCTGGACCTTGGCCACGGTCGAGTCGGCGCCGCAATTGGGGTGAAGGGGGATTACATCGAACGTGCCGGGAGTCTTATCGACGCCGGCGCCATAGCTATCTGCCTCGACGTAGCTCATGGGGATCACGCTATGGTTGAAAGGGCTCTCAAGAGCCTGCGTGACAAATATACAGATATCGCACACTTTATGGCAGGGAACGTTGCAACGCTAGAGGGGCTTAACCATTTAGCTGAATGGGGCGCTGATAGTGTGAGAGTGGGTATCGGAGGTGGAAGTATCTGTAGTACCCGAATTGAGACAGGGCATGGTGTACCAACTTTAGAATCTATTTTTGACTGCGTGAAAACTGAACATGACGTAAAGATTATTGCTGACGGAGGTATCAAGACAGCAGGCGACATCGTCAAATCCTTGGCAGCCGGCGCTGATTTTGTTATGGTAGGTTCCATGCTGGCAGGCACGACAGAGACACCGGGAGAGATATATACAAGCCCCAACCAGGGCAAGAAGTATAAAGCTTATCGCGGTATGGCCTCTGAAGCGGCCCAGCTTAGTTGGCGAGGTACCTCAGCATCCCCGGAGGGAATCTCCACAACTGTTCCGTTTAAGGGCTCCGTTGCTCCTATTTTACAGCGTCTCCGGGGCAATATTGCTTCTGGACTTTCTTACTCTGGAGCACGTAATTTAAATGAGTTGCATGCTGTTGCCAAGTTTATCAGACAAACACCAGCCGCGCAGATCGAAAGCTCTACTCACATATTGAATCGATGAAATATGGTAAGACAAAAAAAAATATTGTGTTCAAAGAGACCGATAAGCGACACGCTGAGTTGAGAATTCGGCTAAATTATGACGGCCTTACACAACAATTCTTTTTTTCTTCTCTCATAACGGGCTACATTGAGGGAGATAAAGATATTGTGACTTATGTTGACAAAATTAAAGAGGAATACAAGGTCCAGACAATTGCCAAGCGGGCTAAAGTGAAAAAGAAGAGGGTTGAAGCGAAAACAAATAAAACTAAAATGGGGTTAAACCCTGAAGAACTAGAGTCTATTTTTGATATTATCGCAGAAAATGAAAAGGAGAAACTGTGAGAGATTGCACTAAAAAATGCATAGAGCTTGATGTAAGCTGTCCGGTAGAGGATTGCCGCCAATGGATTGACTATGAAGAAGATTTAAACTGTACTCTATTGGCTGTGCAGAAACACGGCAAGATGACTTTCAGAGAAGTGGCGAAGCGCTTAGGGGTTTCGTTTGTACGAATTAAGCAGATACAAGATAAATCTGTTGCCTCGTTGGCAAAAAACACACTTTTATAAAGTGTTTTCGGATTATACTTACTATTTACTAGCATAAGAGTATTCCACGCGTCTACCCTATAAAGGAGCCACTTACATCATGAGCAACAAGAAGAATCTACTTACCGAGGCAACCATGCGCAGGTTCGCTACACTAGCGAATATCGGCGCAATTACGCCTCTGCATCCACTATCCCACGTTGTTACCGAAGACAACAGCCTCGACCCCGACGAGGATGACGAGGATGTTGAGGGCCTTGTGGAGCAGGAAGTTCCTGAGGACGCCCCTGAGGATGCACTTGGTGCTGAAGAGGACCTAGTTGGTGCTGAAGAGGACCTAGCCGTGGGCGATGATCTTGGCGGTCTGGAAGACGAGGTTGGTGCCGAAGAGGAGTTTAGTGCCGAAGAGGACGACGAGGACGAGGCGCAGGCCTTGGCCGCAGAGCTTTTGGCTGATGAGGCTGTTATCGGCGCCGTAGGTGCTGCTCTGGCCGCCTTGGGTGATATCACCAGTGGCGGGTCGGATGTTGAAGAGATCGACGACGACGCCGCCATGGGTGAGTTAGACATGGGTGCTGAAGAGGTTGTGGACGTCCCTGGTGAAGAAGCCATGGCCGCAGCCCCCGTGCCCGACGACGACGCGCTAGCCGAGTCATTAGTAAACGAGATTGCCCTACGCGTAGCCAAGAGACTCCTCCGGAGAGGGTGAGTGTAAGGGCCGTTATTGAACGCGCCGTGAAAGAAAAACTTGAAACACTAACAGGGCATATAGCCCAAGACATCCCGGGCTTTGCGATTAAAAGCAAAGAAAAGAGCCTCCTCTGGGATGTTTTGGCTCGACTTATGTTCTGGAACAAAGCTATAAAGACACATTTTATCACCACTCTCTACCCTGTTGTATGGGTACCTCGGCTGCCATGGCTTGAGAACGAGGAGACGAAGGCGATTGAAATACTCGCGCACGAATACGTGCACCTTCAAGACAGAAAACGTTTAGGGTGGATTTTTAATTTACTTTATGCATCCCCACAGATTTTTACTTTATTGGCTTTGTTGGCAGTTTATAACCCGTGGTTCTTTCTTTTTCTGGGTTGTCTGTTGCCTCTCCCAAGCCCTGGGCGAGCGTGGCTAGAATTCCGTGGGTATAGAATGTCAATGGCAGTCTATTACTGGTTTTATGGCGCGAAACTGGACACTGGATGGATCGCCCACCAATTTACAGGGTCAAACTATTATTGGATGCTCCCGTTTGAGAAGTATATTACAAACTTATTTGATCGTGAATATGAAAAAATCAAGTCCGGAGTATTAACAAAAGAACTTCAAGATGTAAAACTACTCTTAGACGTATGAGTTATCTGTTAGACAACCCCACCGCGATTCCGAGTCTTTGTCAACCATCCGCGGCGGCCTTTTGGTTCTTACTAGGAGTCCTGAGTTATCAACTTGTGCGAGTTCTGTCTGGGTATCTGGAACTACAGTCATACGCAAAAACAATTAACAGGCAAGCTCTCTATATGGTTCTTCGCGCTCTTGAGGAAAAGATTTTTTGCAACAACATGAAGTATCGATTGTTAAAAGAAAACGACTTCCCGCCGGCTGTGATTGAGGAAATGAAAAGAGGGGATGCTGCCGAGATTGATTCTTGGAAGGTGCACATTTTAAGCAGCCTACACACAAAATACCCTCTTTCATACCTCAAAACGGTCGACGCGGAGCAATGGAGAGAGAAATTTGTCAAGAAAGGACGCTTTTGATACAGATTTATCTTGACTTTTTCTGTGAAAGAGTTATAATTATAGAGAGAGTTAAGCCACACCAAAGGAGGAGACATGGCTATCAAAGCAGTTATTTGGCCCGAGGGATTGGGACAGGAGGAAACTTCCACATATAAGGTTCAAATCTCTAATATTCCAAAAAGATCAAAGAACAAGATTCTCAAGGAGATGCGTGACTGGCAACAGGCCGGTGATGGACAGAACTTTAAAAACAGTGAACTGATTTTTCTCTTTAGGAAAGAGTTCAAAGATCAGAAGGCTATGTTGGAGTGGGCGAGTAGTGTTTCCTACCCCGTCTGTCGTGTTAACCGCAGCGGAGTAGAAGTAGAAATTAAGAAAAAAGGAACCAATGCCCGAAAAAGAACAACCAGAAAGCGACCCTGAAGGCGCCGAAGATGAGGTGCCTCCATTCATAATCCTAAACACTCCGGAAAGCCCTACAGATTCTTTTCGAAAGATTGGTCTTTACGGACCGATCAGCGAGGAAAATTGTGCTGACGTGGTCTACTCTTTATTTACTTTTTGGGAGAAAGAAGAGAAGACCTCAGAGGAAGCACCGCCGGTAGAAGTTGTTATCTCCACTCATGGCGGGGATGCATCCGAAATGTTCGGCGTTTATGACGTGATGCGGTCATTTCGCAAAGAACATCAGTTGGGCACATATGGCATTGGAAAGGTAATGTCTGCTGGAGTTTTATTGTTAGCAGCCGGCTCTAAGGGTCATCGTCGCATTGGCAAACACTGCCGAGTGATGATACACAGCGTAGCCTCGGGACACATGGGAGAGTTGCACAATCTGGAGAATGAGTTGGAGGAGGTCCAACATACACAGCAACAATATATAAAGGCCCTTGCTAATGAGACCAAGATGAGCGAAAGGCAAATTAAAAAGGTGTTGGATAAAAAGATTAACGTTTATTTTACGGCTGAAGAAGCTGTTAAATATGGAATTGCAGACGAGGTGGTATGAAAGATGGCTGTTAGAGATAAAGATTTTTATAATGAGGCAAGCGCTCAAAAGTTAGGGTGGGTACCTCAATGGTTTGGGGCCAAAGAGTTCGGTGATGAACTAATTACCAAAGTTAAAGAGTTCCAGAATGAACACGGTCTGTCATCGGATGGTCTTGTAGGTCCTATTACTTTTCGTCGTGTTTACACAGAATTAGAGGCACGCCAAGAATTGCTAAATTCCATGAGGGAAGGGAAAGAAGAAGAGTTTAGCTCACCGCACATTTTATGTGCCGGCCGCCCCGTCCCCATTGAGTGGGAGAAGGTCATTACCATGCGTGATGAGAAATCATTGGCCCTCCCGCGTTCCTGCTATGAAGGCTCAATGAACTTTGAGAGAAAGCCGACCCTCATCGTTACTCACTGGGATGCTGCTTTGTCAGCCTCGTCTTGCAAGAAAATTCTAGAAAGGCGCGGACTCTCTTCTCATTTTGTTATTGATAATGATGGAACCATATTCCAAATGGTCGACACCAATGACGCGGCGTGGCATGCTGGCTCTGTCAACGGAATCAGTATTGGTATTGACTTCAGCAATGCCTTCTATACCAAGTACCAGAAGGTATACCGCAAACGAGGCTTTGGAAATCGTCCTTTGCTAGATTCAAGGGTTCATGGCGGTACCGTAGGGGAACACCTGGGTTATTATGAGGTTCAGCTAGACGCTTATAAAGCTCTGTTAAAGGCTCTGTGTGATCAGTATGATATCCCACTAGAGTGCCCAGTTGATAAAGACGACGAGCTAGTTACCGCCGTTTACAAGGAAGCGAAAGCTGGCAAATTTAAAGGTGTTGTATGTCACTACCATCTTAGTCGTAAAAAGATTGATTGTGCCGGCCTTGAACTTAAGGGTCTTTTGGACGATATAAAAACTAATTATTAAGATATGGGAAAACTAACAGATTACATACAAAACGCGTACGCCCCCACGCCTTCATTAACTCTTGAGTCCTTGGCGCGCCTTATCGAAGAAGAACTGGATAACCCAATCGCGCTGCTGCGTGAGGCCACCGCGAGCGATACACTAACCGTCTCCATGATTCCGGAAATACCCATCACTGAGTTGGGCTGGGCACTTCTCAAGACGGGGGATGGCGACCCGGTTACTCCGAAGCAGCGGTCGCAATTAGAAAACTTCCTGAAGAACATCGGAGGAGATGATCTCCAACAACGTATTAGTAATGTTACTCGGTTTTATCACTTAGACGAGAATTCAGCCGCGGACCTTCTCGGAGAATCCAGTGCTTCCACAATTTCTAAGGCTCTCTCGTATTTAACTTTTTACAAAACGCTGACCACCATCATCACAAACTTTAATGCTTCAAGTGCTGGGTTCACTTTCGAGGCGTTTTTGGGCGTTCTATTAGGGGGCACCCAGATTCCCCCGGGTAATAACACTATTGCGGATCTGGAAACGGGCAAGCGCATCGACGGCCCGGGAGGGATCGCAATCAGCTTGAAGCTTTATAATGAAAAGTCAGTGGAGGTGGGCGGTAGTTATACTGATCTCGTTAACGATCTTGTGCGCCGCGGCTACATGCAGTATGTTGTTGTCATGAAGAGTCTTAAGGAGACTCGGAAAAACGATCCGCTCTCGGTGGAAGGCGCCCTCCACTTTTATCGCTTTAACTTTACGGTCGATAACATTTTCAACATCTTAAGTAAAAAGACAGATGAAGGAGGCAAAACATCATTGATTCAACTTCCCATATCTTTTATGCAGGACACCGTCGCAGGCGATTTCGATAAAGGCATGCCGAAGAAAGGCGCTGTCGGTGTGCAAGACTTGGAAGATATGTTCAACGCAAAGGTCCAGGCGTGGGATCCCCAGCGCGCCGAGGCTATCCTTGATCAGGTTGACTGGGCCAAGAACCAGGCCCTCTATATTGGCACCAGGGGCCCTGGGTACGAACCTTTTCGCAAGGGAAGGGGGGAAAAGTTCCCCATCTTCGCAGCGCTGACTCCATTGGTGCGTACGGAGATCAACCCTGACGGTATTATAGATGCCGGTGAACAGGGTGATATCGCTGACACGTTGTTTAAGTTCAACGCCGAGATTATAGACTATCGTTCCAAGCTCGATCCCGAAAGAACAGCCGCCCTGGGCAAACTTAAATTCGCGGATACCGAGAGTTCTTTGTTGTTTTATGATTCATTGTCCCCGGAACTTAAAAAGCGCGCTTTGCTTAACTGTAGAGGTTATCTTTATGGCGACCGGTTTTCTTTAAACCGTGGAGATGTTTATGCTATAGTAGAGAGAGCGACGGGCCCCGGAGGCGATGGTGGCGTTCTTCCTAGCGGACAGGATAAAATCTCCATAGGTTCTATTGAAGTTGGAACGAGCGCCGTCTTGAGAGTGTTAGAAAATGTACGTGGTCTTATTAACGAATCAGTATTTGACATCTTTTCAAACCTCAAGGTCCTCACTCTCAACATCCAGAACTACTTTGCTGAAGGGCTGCGAGACGACGATAAAGCTCAAACAGCGATTGTCGCCGCAGACAATATTGAAAGTAGTACCGAAGACGTGCGCCAACAAACCAAAGAGACCTAAAAGGAGGCTCTGTGCCTAAAGTATATGAATCTGACCAAGCCCTACACCATAAGATCCTAGAGGGAGTCAATATCCTAACAGACAATGTGGCCTCTACACTGGGGCCCAAGGGTCGAAACGTAATCCTACATCAGAAAGACAGGAATCCGATCATCACGAAGGACGGTGTGACTGTTGCCAACTTCGTAGACTTTGATGACCCTGTTAAAAACCTCGGCGCACAGATCATTAAGCAAGCGAGCCAGGAAACTAATAACGTTGCAGGTGATGGCACCACCACGGCCACTGTTCTGACACGCGGGATCCTGTGCGCCGCACAAAAGTTTATCTCTTCTGGGGTACCCCCTAATGAAATCAAGAAAGGGATTGAGCAGGCGGTGAAGCTGATATGTGAGAAGTTAGGCGACATGTCGTCGCCTATTTCAACGGAAGAAGATATCCAACACGTAGCGTCTATTTCGGCTAACGGTGACAAAACTATTGGTAAAATGATTGCAACTGCTGTCGACGCCATTGGCAAGGATGGCACCATCACTGTTGAAGAGGGGCGCTCAATTGACACGACTCTTGATGTGATAGAAGGTTTCAGGTTTGATTCAGGGTATGCGGCCCAGGCTTTTGTGACGGACGAGAGAAAAAACCTTGTCAAACATAATAATGTTTTAATTCTGGTTACGGACAATGCCCTAGAGTCTGTGGAACAGATGCTACCAACTCTGGAAATTGCTGCGCGCGCAGGTCAGCCCCTAATTGTGGTGGCTGACACCATAGAGGGCCAAGCACTAGCGGCCTTGATTATGAATTCGGTGCGTGGCACAATGAAGGTGGTGGGAGTGAAGGCTCCGCGTTATGGTGAGGAAAGACGCAATATTTTGAGCGACTTAGCGGTGGCTACGGGTGCAACATTTATCACCCGAGAGGCTGATGTCTCTTTGGAAGATGTACGCTTGGAGCACCTGGGAAAGGCAGCTTCTGTAGAAGTACTAAAAAACTTCACCACCATTGTGGGTGGCACCCCGGATCTCGACGCTCTAGACCTGCGGATAGAGAACTTAAAAGAAACAATTAAACAGACAGATGATCTTTATGAGTGCGAAAAGCTGCAAGAAAGAATTGTTCGGTTATCGAGTGGAGTAGCCGTTATCAGAGTAGGGGCTCACACGGAGGTAGAGATGATAGAAAAAAAGCACCGCATCGAAGATGCTTTAGAGGCAGTCCGGTCGGCACAATTGGAAGGTATTGTCCCCGGGGGCGGCGTTGCTCTAGTCCGCTGCGCACAAAAATTGAAAAAAGTTAAGACCGAAAATAATATGCAAAGCATCGGGGTAGAAATTGTACGGGATGCGGTACGCGAGCCGTTACGCCAAATGGCTATTAACGCTGGCGAGTCTCCTGATGTGATCCTTGCAAGTGTTGAAAAACAGAAGGGGAATAGGGGTTATGATTTTGCGACCGGCAAGATAGTAGATCTGGTGGAGGCTGGGATACTGGATCCTGTTAAGGTCACCAAGACCGCCCTTCAAAACGCGGCGTCCGTCGCAGGGACCCTTTTGACCACAAATCATGCTATCGTCCAGGTCGATTAGGAAAAAGCAGACTAGTTAGTGGCATGGAACAGCAGCACCTTGACATACAGACTCTCCAGGTGGAAATAAATGGGAAACTGCAGCGCATGATGGATGGAATTGATACTTTAAAGCAACGTCAAGGAGAGATGGCGAAGGATGTTAGTAAGATAAAAGAAGCTGTCTACCATCCGGACGAAGGTATCTATGCTCGTCTTCGCGAACTAGAGCAATGGAAGAAGAGTTCTACTAAAATTATTTGGATGCTTGCCGCCGCTTTAGGAAGTTTGGTGTTTTCCGCAATAAAGCAACAATTTTTAAATTAACACTTGACATTTCCTTTAAAAACCATTAAACTGGATATATGAAGGTTAAGATACAAAAGGTAGTCGATCTAGAACTTGTCCCCGAGGAATTCCACAAAGAGATAGAACCCTTGTTCAGAAGGTTAGCGACAGTTGTTGCTGAGTTGGACAAGCTCCAAACACAAGCCCCCCTGTTGGCTTCTTTCGGGGGCGCTGAGGTTGTGTGTGTCGGGATCGATAAGGCCCGGCGCGCCTTATATGAGGTTGATAATGTTTTAGATGGCTGGCTGGCAATTGCTCTCGACCTACACAGTGCTCTTAAAGAAGAAGAAGAACATCAAGACTCGCAAAAGGAGGAAGAAGATGGTAATTAAACTAAAAGAGATTTATGAAGCCCGATCGGGCAGCACATCAGTGGGTTCAAACACCCCATTTCGTAAGCGCTTCAATTCACGTGACGTCTACGTGAACCCTGGGCACGTGGTATGTTTGCGCGCCGAGGAAACATTTAAGCGAGTATTGACAGAATCTGACTGTGCCAATACCATCGATACGGGGACATCGTTTACCCGCGTGTTTTTGGATCGGGGCCAGTCAGGAATTGACTTGGTGGTCGAGGGCTCTCCGTCTGAAATCGAACAGCGACTCGGTCAGAGCGGAGTACTCCATGGCTGAACAAACTACAGAGATTGAATGTCGCTTTCGACCGACTGAAAAATTTGAAAGTGTCTTTGGCGAGAGAGGGGAGAAGAAGAAGCTTGGTTCTTATCATGGTTCATACTTCTGGGAGGTGGAGGGGTTTGCCACGAAAAGGTGGGCCATCGGCGCGACCATCGAAGGGGATTTTGGTGAGTACAAGGATCTAGAAGAAGAAGAGTTGGTCGCAGCTTGTGTAAGCTTTTTAAATCGACCCGTGGGAAAGCGTAAGAAGAAACAACCATACGGTTGCCTGGAGGTGCTCCGACACACACTCCGGGAGGACGGTACCATTCGTGTGCTTCTACTCACTGATCATAAGAAGAACAAAAATTTTTGGGGGAAGGGTCAAACCATACCTCAACGATTCCGGACTAAATCCTCGTGAAGGAAGATGAGGCTTTTTCAGTCTCTGTTGCTTCCCTCGTTCCAATTTATGAGGGCGCCCATGCCGACAGAACGGTGAGTGAACTATATTTGGAACATCACTTTAAAAGTGAGCACCCCAATGATGAGGCCATCACTAGCCTGATTCTCGTACACTCACTTGTTTCTAGTCAGTGCAAAACAATAGAAGCGTTCGTGCGGGACTCCGAGGAAGCGATCGTTACTCTATACCCTTCCGAAATAAAAGCCCTTCTGATATCAAGCGTGGCTGCAGCGAAGGCGAAACAGGAACTATCTAATTTAAATATTTCATTCTTTCTTCATTAAACCCCTTGACAACCCTCTATGGATGATTATATTTATAGGTGTCTGGGGAACTAGACTTAACTTATTGTAGGAGGACACACAAATGAGTTTGATTCGATATACAAGGAACGAGCCGTTTTTTAACATTTTGGATGATTTCTTTCCGGCCAGAGATCACAGGAACTTTTCATCGTTTAACACCGATAAGCACGTACGCGTACAAGATTTTGATGACCGTACCGAGATCAGTGTTGCAGCCCCAGGGCTTAACAAGGAGGTGTTCAAGGTTGATCTCGCCAACAGCGTGTTGACAGTGGGGTATACCACTGAGGGTGATACAACCCCCTTTTTCACTCAAGGATCTTTCAGCCGTTCGTGGCGTGTTGATCGAGAAGCAACATCAGAGGATGTTAGTGCGACATATGAAAATGGGGTACTAGTGGTCACTGTTAATAAGGTTGCCACTCCTGAGGCCTCCGTTACATCTATCACTGTTAATTAAAATAAAGACATACTATAATTACTCTCCGTTCGGGCCCCCCTTTTGGGGGGCCTTTTTTTTGTTATTACGTGAAAAGGAAACTATTTATATAGACAAGGTATATTATGATTCCGACTGATCTTCTATTTAAAAAATGGCGCGCCTATTCTGTTCCTGACGATATCTTAAACGAACAGCTTTTAGTTGAAAGTCGCTATACTGATGCGGTAGCCACTGCTACAAACTTAAAGCGCATCCTGTCTCCGGGCCTCCGGGCCCAGTTATCAGAGGAACAACAAGACGAAATAGGACGCATCATCGCCGCGGCCCTCAAGGCAGTATCTAAAAGTGACCCCACAGGCCAGAACGCCTATCTTCCGTGGGTTGCAAAAGCGACAAGGACTTATCTTAAGAAACGGTTTGATGAATTAGAACGACGCGTCAGAGCTACCGCCGCCCACGACGGCAGGGGGGCCGCAGCCGACGTCATACGCGATTATTTCCCCTCTATTTTAGAGAGCATGGTAAGTCGTCTTGACCGGTTAGCCGCTGAGCCATCATATAGCAGGTCGCCGTCGCTCCACCGGTTTCATACACTGCGTGAACGAAATCTGGTGCCCTCGATTGAATTATTCAAGACCTATGAAGAATACACACTTGCTGTGGATCAAGCTACGAACGAAGGCAACCGTCGAGATAACGAAATAGAACAATCCAAAGGGGCAGAAGCCGGCACAGACATGTTGGTGGACGACGATGAATTTCAAATGATGCGCCCGCTTAACACAGCCGCTTCCTGCAAGTATGGTCAAGGTACGAAGTGGTGCACCGCGGCCTCGACGTCGCATAATTATTATGACCAATACACCGGCGAAGGAAAAGCTTTTTACTATCTCACTTTTAAAAACCTGATGCCCAATGATGAACAGCGTCAATTGGCTCTGGTCTATACCAACACCGATAACTACCCCAGCCGGGGGTACGACGACGGCGCGCCAGAAGAGGTGTATGATCGGGTCGATGACGAAGTTGGAGAAGGGGCTGTGTACGAAGCAGCCTTCCGCAACGCTATAGCAGGGCCCCTGAAAGAGCTTCCGTTTTATCAGGAGCTTGTGGCGAGGTACAAGAGCGAAATAAAACTCATGGAAAAGGAAATAAAATCCTTGAGAAGTGAGCTTGGCCACGATAGCTCCTCAACAGTACTGGAAAAGTACCCCTGGATTGATTTAAGCGCCGCACAACAAGAGAACGCAAGGGCCGCCGGCGATGTACGTACCGGCCCCAATCCACAGTTCCTCAGTGCTAAAGAGCGAGAGGAAACTTTAAAAGCTCAAGGAAAGCAAGATCAGTTGGACGCGGAGCAAAGATTGTTTGATGTCGAGGGAGAGCTTAAAGATAAAAAGAAAGAGATGGTGGATGAGATTGAACACTTGGTTACTTCCACCGAAGAGACGCTGAGCCGGGGATACACAGAGGGTTCGGAGGGGACCGAGACCGAGTCGTTGGGTCCGCTCCTCAAAGAACTGGCTAAGTCGTTGCAGATTCAAGTAACTGGAGAAGAGCCTGTCGACGACTTGGCGGGCGCCGGGCCCGACGGGGTTGATACGATAGGAGAGTTATACGAAATAATCAAAGAAACCTCCGACGAACAAGTTTCAGAAATATTTGGTAACGCCTCATACAATCTTGAGAATAACCCCGCGGGCCCCTCCCCGGAAGATTTTGATAAGATACTGTCCGAGTTTGATTATAAGCATATTTACGTTAACGAGCCTGACGATCATGGTGAGGGGCGGTATTATTGGAGTGCCGGCGCCACGATCGACCTTGATGCACTCATTGAAGAAGATGAGTGGGCAACCGATGATGACTACGAGATTGCTGATGTTGCTGGTAAGGTTTTAGACGACCACAACATATACCCCAGTGAAACACGCATTGAGTCCTACGGAGGCCAACATGAATTGTACATGGACTTCTCTCCCGACTACAACGAAACTGATGGCCTTGACGGCTTTGAAAGATTCTGCAACACGATGGCCGAATACGATGACGAACTGGACAGGATCAGCGAGGAAGACTGGCGTGAGGCGTTCGCTGAGGCGGACGTGATCTCCACTCCGGCGACTGCAAATGTAGCGGAACAATTTAACGAATTAAACCTTGAGCATTTTCAAGTGGATGTAGAGAAGAATCAAATAGAAATTGCAACCGCTCTCCAACCTACGATCACACTTCCACCCTGGGTTTGGGAAACCGACAACCCCTTGAAAGCCCGGCAGGATATTTGGGAGTATTTATACTCTGGCCCCGCCGGGAACCATGTTCAAGAAACTTTTATAAAAAAGATGCATGGTTTTATTGCGAGGGAATTAAAGTTTATGTTAGCCCAAGCAACTATCCCTGGGATCGGCGGCTCCCCCGATTTTGGCGAAGATGAAGCCCTGGAGCAACTCGTGGTTCAATTTGCTAATGGAGGCATCAACTTAAATTTGCTCAATGTGCACGACTTTATTAAAAAAGCAGAGGGATCAGCCATGTCCCTCGGCCGTGCGGGTCATCGAGGGACATCACAGGTTGATTACTGGTTTCAGATTGAGATTAATATGAAAAGGGATGGTACGGACCCCGAGGAGATCCCGATTCTAAAAAACCTAGCCCGGTACCTAGATCAAGACCGCGTTTATAAATGGATTGGCTCATATTTAGAAAAAACAATTAATGATTTCCTGAGGGGGCTTGATTACCGTGAACACGTTTTGCTTAACACGACTCCTGCAGCTGCAGAGGCCAAGCGCAAATCTAAAGAGGCTGAAGCTAAATGGATTCAAGACAGGAAGGACGCCCACCACCGGACCATGGCTGCTAGCCACCGCGAGCTTGGCCGAGACGGCCCCGCAACAGCGCCCCCTACCACTGTACAAGCCGGTGAGTCCATCCCCGGTGTATTCGGGGAGCCCGAGGATTTGAGCGAGTCATTGATTTTTGAGGTTGAAAAGCTTTTGAGAAATCTATGAAATGCGCTCTTCTGTGAAGAAGCTGTGGCTTAAATACGAATACCACACACTAGAGTTTGAAGAAACCCAAACAGAGTTCGACAAGAGGAAAGCTGAATTTGAGTCCGCCTTCCGGGAAAGGTATAAGAAACTTCCCGTGTCACAAAAGTCTGTCATGGATTCGGTGTTATCTGATGACCCAAGCAATATGCGCGAATCTCCGGCACTTCAATCTACACCCCACGAAAAAGACACCGAGACACACACCTTGTTCAAGGAAATAGCAAAGCACACCCATCCAGATAAACATGCTACGCGTGATGAGCAGACGCGCTTGGAGAAAGCTGTTGTTTTTAAGCGCGCCAAAAGTTTAGCAGAAAAGGGTGATTGGTTTGGGCTTTACGCTATAGCGCAAGAGCTGGGTATCGAGGTGGACCCACCCGGCGAGGAGGAGTGTCAACAGATTGAAGCAACTATTGGACGGATGCACAACAAAGCCCAAGCGATGTTGAAAACGGCAGCCTGGACATGGTACGATCTAGATTCGGTTAACCGCGCGAAGTACATGGAGGCGTATTACGTGGAGGTACTCAGGCTTCATGAAGAAACTCACACCTGATCAGGTGGAACAAAAAAAGATTATTAAACGTGTTAAAGATGTTCTTGGCTCACGGTATGTAGATATTGAGATCCAGCAGATGATGATCCATGAGGACCTTGTGTCCGAAGTGACCGAGGTACATTGTCGTTTGGTCCTAAAGCAAGAGATCATATCCGTCGAAGCTCGCGGTGCAGGGCTGGTAGATAGTCTCTTCAAGGGAATTAAAAGCAATCTAGCTTCACGTTATTGTTCTTTTGAAGAGATATCGTTTGAAGACTTTACTATTGACATTGATCCGACGACCCGGCGTAAAAAGGTTGGTACGGACGTGGAGGTGATGGTGGGGGTGGTTGTAACAAATTCGCGAGGGTCGCGCCACCATTTCAATTCCAGTGCCAAGTCTTTCAATACAGCTGCAGTCAGAGCAGTATTAAAAGCTATAGAATACTATTTAAATTGTGAGGTAGCCGTTCTCCTCCTGAAAGAATTAATAGGGGATGCACAAGCGAGGAACAGAGCAGATTTAGAAACATTGTACGTAAATTCGCTTAGTGACATAGTCCCTAACACATCTTATGTAAAAGTTATCAAAAAATGGGAAGAGAAGAATTAAAAATAACACCGTCCAGTGTTATAATACTTATCTGAAGGAATAACTATGGCTAAAAAAAAGCAAAAGCAAAAACAAGAAGAACAAGAAACGGAAACGTCCTCAGCGGATCTGATCCCGAAACTGCCTTCCAAGTTGGCCCCTGAGGGGATTCGTTCGTTTACGGTGTGCCGTAACCACGACGAGACTGGTGTGTCAGGGGAAGGTGTCGTTATCGAGGGTTCACTTCTAGCGACGGGCCAGTGCATCGTCCACTGGCTCTACCCTCCGCCTCGCGGCGGCATTGCTATTTTTGATTCGATGTCGGATTTTATTAAAGTCCACATTGAACCACACCCTGCTAACAAGACTATCATCACTTACCAAGATGGCGAGCAGCAGGTGTTTGGGGAGGGCTCAACCAATGGCGCTTGAAGGTGACACTGTGGTGTTAAAGTGCATATCACGAGGCGCCCGGAACAACGGAATAGTCAAGAAGTGCACCTTTGTGGAGAAGTTTCCTGACACTGGGTATAAATATAATTGCCCTGTTTGCAATGGTCCTATGAAAAAAACGGAGTCAAAGTGAAAAAAACTTTTAAAGTTGCCGCGGCAATGTTCTGTTTGCTCCTGGCAACCACCTGTACTCCGATCCATCACATCTACAAAACATATAAAATAGACGCAGATACCATGCGCCAACAATGCAATGAGCCAAGTGAGGCTTATCCGATTCCGTTGGTACCGTATGGCGTAGCTATTACAGTGATGCGTTTCGAGCAGGGGTGTTTAGGAGTGGATGATATCCTTGTGGGGATGTGGGGAGGTCGCGATGATGAATATAACGAAACTGTCACCCGGTTGATGATCTTGTTGTACATCAATAGTCATAACACACAGAATGAAAAGCAGTTAGCTCGCATCTTTCTTAAGAAGGATTCTTTCTCTGATAACACTGGGGAAATGGAAGCGCACATGCTCATATACGAATTGGTAGAGGAGTCAAGTGAGTAGGCCAAGAAAGGTTTACCTTTTTGATATCGACGGTACGCTCACCCCTCATCGGCTACCTATTGTGTCGGAGTTCCTAGAATTCTTTTCCGAGTGGGGCGCCAAAAATAAGTTTTATTTGACAACGGGAAGCGATCTCGAAAAGGTCCGCGAACAGCTTCCGACCGGAGTGTTAGATGCGGCAGCGGGGATATTTTGTTGTATGGGAAACCAATTACTGGAAGACGGCGGCCGTAAAGTAATATATGAGAATGAGTTTGTCCCAACGCCCGAACTGCTCAGCAGTCTTGAGAACGCTCTGGCCGACAGTAAATACTCTTTGCGCGCCGGTAACCACATCGAACATCGAGTGGGGATGCTCAATTTCAGTATAGTAGGTCGAGATGCAGACCTGGAGGCCCGCGCGGACTACGAAAGGTATGATGGTGAATGCCGGGAGCGGATCCAATTAAAAGCGCGTCTCATGGACGAACACCCCGACCTCGATGTGGTAGTTGGAGGCAAGATAAGTTTGGACATTTTTCCCCGTGGCAACGACAAGGGGCAGAGTGTCCGACATATCCTACAACGAGAACCTACGCGCTATATAATCTTTGTGGGAGATCGCGCGATGCCTGGTGGGAATGACTACGCGGCCCGCGTTGCTATTGAACGCGCCCCTCGTGGCGTATGGTTTAATGTGAGTAACTGGAAAGAAACTAGGGCGATTTTAAGACCACCCTCACTAGTTACAAATGAGGATGCCATGTAGTACTATATTCAAGTCTTTGCTAGCTTTGGTATTCCTGGTTGTAGCCCAGGGGTGTGCGTGCGAAGATTTGTTTGGTGGTTCTGGCGCCGCATCCTTCCCTCCTGACACTTCGTGTCGATACAATAACCCTCATGCAGAATACGATGAAACCATCGCTGAGCTATGTGATGGGAACGATAATAATTGCGATTGTTTAGCTAAACCTGTTGAGGAACGAGACACTAATCAGGACGGAATAGATTGCGGGTATGGTGATGAGGGCGTAGATGAAGGGTGTGAGTGCTGGCCAAGGGACATGCCATATTCAGTCGAGTGGTCGTCTAGCATCAGGAAGTGTTGGACAGACCCGGACGGCCGCGACTTTGGAACACTAGAAGAACATTCTACCCCCACAGGCGCCCTGTACGGAGAGTGTAGGTATGGGGGTCAAACTTGTCGTCCGTTGCCTCAGGGAGGCTCTGAGTGGGGTGCCTGGTTCGATGGTCCTGACCGTACAGGAGGTACCGCCGATGACATCTGGATCAGAGGCGGGTGTGCGGAAGCAGTGGGCCCTGCAACCGAGCTATGTGACGGGCTCGACAACAATTGTGACACGCGTATAGACGAGGGGTTGAAGAGGATGTGCTGGTCAGGCGCCTCCGACCCAGACGGCCTGCCGCAGGATTGGCTCGTTTTTGGGAGCCCTTCCACCCCTGAAACCCCGTGTCGCACGGGGATAGAATTATGCGAGGAGGGTCTTTGGTCTGGGTGCATGAACGAGATACTTCCGAGTCCAGAGTTGTGCGACGGCTTGGACAACGACTGCGACGGTCTAGTCGATGACGCACCCCACGGTGAAGGGTTTGAATGTGGTTTGACCGATGCCGGCATATGCGACTACGGGACACTTCAGTGTAATGGTGAAGATCTAATCTGCGAAGGACCGCTCCTCCCCCAAGTGGAAGAGTGTGATTATATGGACAATGACTGCGATGGGGTTATTGACGAGGATTTGTTGCGCCCCTGCGAGACAGTGTGCGGCTCTGGGTTTGAGACCTGTGATTTGGGTGATTGGCGTGGTTGTACCGCCCCACAACCCGCAGAAGAAATCTGCGATGGTGAGGATAATGACTGTGATGGAGCAATTGATGAAGGACTAGAGTGCACGTGCCCTCCGGAGTTCTTGGGAGCGCTCCTCCCTTGCACAAGTAACCCTCAACTAACATGCGGCGCCGGATTCATGGAGTGCATGTGTGCCGACCCGGACTGCACACGCACAGCCTTTTCAGAATGTATGGCTATGTGTGCTTTTGAGGAGCAGGTGCAACAGGACTGCGACCCCACAGGGGGCGCCCCTGTCCCTGAAGAGTGTAATGCTTGGAACGACGATTGTGATGAAGAGATCGATGAAGGTCTCCGCACCGAGTGCTACAGTGGGCCGCCAGGAACAGAGAACGTAGGTATTTGCCGCCCGGGCGAGCTAAGTTGTCAGATGGGTCGCTGGGGTAACCCAGTCGGAGGGGTTTTTATGGATGGCCTCTGTGCTGGTGAGGTGCTGCCGGAGGAAGAGGTCTGTAACCGTGCGGATGACGATTGTGACGGAGACATCGATGAGGATCTCGACAGCCACGAGAAAGTTGATATGGTGTTTGCGATTGATCGCAGCGGTTCGATGTGTGGGAAGATCAACGCGCTGCGGCAAGGAATACAACCGTATGTCCTAGAATTTGCGAATACAGAACATAGGTTTGCTTTGGTTAATATTCCGGGCCCTGGGCCCTCATTCGCTCCGAACATAGAGGTTAATTTGGTTAACTCCGTTGCTTTTGCCGCGGCCTTAGCGCAACTCGATTGTAATGCCTGGAATGAAGAGCCTCAGTACGACGCTGTAGAATCTATTGCGACTAATACTTTGGGACTGCAATTCAGGGACGATGCGTGGCCGATGGTAGTCGTTCTTTCGGATGAGGCGGCTCAGTCTCTCCGGGGCCCTCGCCTTACGGCGGCTGATGTTCGAGCAGCGATTGATCCGTGTCAGATAGGAAACTGTGAGGCGGCAGATGTGCTAGAAGTTTATGCAATTGTGTTAGAGATACACCATCCCGAGTGGTGTGCCCCGGCCAATATTGCTCAAAAATGTTACAGACTCTATTCGGGAATCGATGCGGGTACGATTAGGGGTTACCTCGACGATATCTTTAGTGACGTTTGTCGATAGGAGGACAAAATGTGAAGTTAATTACTCTTTTCTTAACCCTGAGCTTATTTTCGTGTACACATCAACAGACTTACGTATACGCCGCTCCAGTAGTTCGACAGGTAGATCCTGTTTATGGCGCCGTCGCACAAGTATTCGTCCACCAGGAGGTGGGAGAAGCGATCGGGACAGCGTTCGCTATACGCAATATTAATAACAACACCTATCTGGTTTCAGTCGATCATTTATGTGAGCAGCGAGGGCGGGAGGCTGTGGTTGCGTCACACGCGACGTCGCCCGAGGGAAGAAAAAAATACCTAGCAAAGGTAGTCTATTCAAACCCAGAGGACGATATGTGTATCATTCGAGCTTATGAAACAGGTGATGATTTTACACCGCTGCGGTTTAGTGAACAGCCGATCCAGGCCGGCGATCGCGTATATACTATTGGCTCCCCCTCTGGTACCTTTCCAACCAAGACTGAGGGGTTTGTGGTGGGCCATAACTTGTTGGGGATGGAGCCCTGCGAGGAGGGCGCCCCCAAATCACTCTTGGTTACTTCTATCCCAGCGTTTCGAGGGAACTCCGGAGGCCCTGTTTACAATCAACGTCATGAAGTAGTGGGTATGTTATCGGCCACTCATATAGAATATCCTCACTCTTCCATCTCTATTCATATGGATTCTATTTTGAAACATTTAAAAGTATATTTTAAGAAGGATTTTCAATAACTAATGTTGCGAAGAGGAGTACAGCCTTAAAAAACTATAGTCGCTGTTGTATAATGAATTTATGGATGTAGGATTTTTAAAATTACACGATCTCCACACACGTGTACTTGAAACATGTGAATGGGATGAAGAGGTTACAGCTCTTCTCATTGCTAAGGGCCTACAGGTTTACATTGATCTATATGAATATTCACAGCACGATGCCTCCCTTATTAAAGGCGAGGAAGACTTTGATCGTCTTTTTCGGGTGAACATGGGCGAGGATCTTCGTGAGGACCAGCTGACGGCCGTAAAAGAACTTATAGATGTGCGCTTAAAACATACTATTAAGAAGTAGGTTACTATTTAATATAAAGAGTTTGTTATGTTTATATGGAAAAAAAAGTCCGACGGCCGCAACGTGGTGACCTTGTCACCCATGTTCTCATGGACGACACCTGGGTGGGTGTAGTGTTGCGTGTTGAAACTTTTAAGACAGGGAACGAGGATGTCTCAGACAGTAAGGCTCTCGTCCATATTAATTCGGACCACAGTTTTTCGTCACACTATAGAAAAAAGAAGAGTCGTGAAGTAAAAACCAACAAAATAGGCTGGGTGGACACAACATTCTTAAAAATACTCTCTGAAGGAGCGGAAGATGAAATATGATATAGAAACTTTGTTAGCAGAAGGATTTGGAGACGCTTCTCCGGACGAGATTGGCTTTGAAACGGATGCTGTTTTAATTTACGATAAAAGTATACGTAAACAAAAATATGTGCTCAATAGCTTACGAGAAATTGCGGGCGTTCGGATCGTGACGGTGATATCACCGACACAACCGCAGGGTGAAAACCAGGCGGTTGGAATTAGAATAAAATATACGCCTGATAGAAAACAACCTCTCTTGTCTTACAACACGTTTCTCAAGAGGAATATTTTAACAACTAAAGGAGTAGAACAGGTACGCTTTTTTGATACCAAAAAAGTTAAATTGTAGTCAGAATGGATTATTATAGGGTCTTAGGGGTCGAAGAAGGAGTAGACGAACATTCTCTTAAGCGCGCGTTTCGCAAACTGTCCCGACAGTACCACCCGGATCTCAACCCTGACGACACCGGCGCCGAAGAGAAGATTAAAGAGATCAACGAGGCATATTCTGTACTATCAGATACCGATCAAAGACGCGAATACGACTACCACCGGGGTCGGCAGCACCACCCTTCCTTCAACCCGCTGCAGCACCCCGGAAATCTTAATATTGATGACCTATTCAAACAGTTCTTTGGGGGTCAAATACCTAGGCGCCCGGGGAACCATGCACGTCCACGCCCGCCTCACCCACCACGCGAAAAGACAGTCAATTTTCAGATCCCTCTTTCAAAACTCACCCAGGGCGGCCCAGTAATTACACATGTTCGGATAAACGAAGAAAACGTCTGCTCAAGTTGCCGTGGTGTCGGCGGCGAAGAAATTGTACAGTGCGCTGGTTGCAATGGCGCTGGCCACTTTCAACAGACAAAGAAGGGCCAAAATATCACTATTACTAACACACAAGCTTGTCCGCAGTGTGCCGGCTCGGGGCGCGCCCTGAAGAGTCCATGCAACGAGTGCTCAGGTGTGGGGACTGTTGTTACCCCTCGTCGTTTTAAAATAGCCTTACATTGCGAAGAAGAAAGTTAGTCACTCTCGGTAAAGGGTTTCATCCAGTGTTCGTTAAATCGCAGTGTTTTCCCATTAATGTTCACGTCCCACAGATATTCATCATCGTCGATATCCCAAGTGTTTAAGTCCGTTGGGGTGTGCTTCCCTACTATGAGGCCAACACGTTTATCTGTCGGGAGGTCTGGGTCATCGATGCCTGTGCGAATTTTTACGAGTTCCCCTATTTTGAATTCATGAATCATCATAATCTAGGTCGAGCATCTTCGCCGGCCGCTCGGAAGTTATGCGTCCGTAGTCATCGCAAAGGCGTACAACGTCTTCGAGTTCTGGGGTACTCACCTCCACCAACGTGACGTCGCACCGCGCCGACGCACAAAAACGGTGCACCGTGCCTGCTGGAATATGATGAGACTCTTGCGGTCCAAGTACCTGTGATGTTTCTTCGAGTTCTAATACTAAATTGCCTTGAAGCACCAAAATGGTCTCGTCTTTTTTAACATGGTATTGCCGGGAGAGCTTGTGTCCTTCTTTAATATAGAGAGTTTTCCCTACGTAGTGAGGAGTGTGGGCCCAGATCAATTCATGGCCCCACGGTTTTTTTATCTCTTGCATCAAATTAATCCTTAATTTAGGTGGTCGGGGGTCTCGAAGTCACCGATCAGTTCCAAAATGACACTGTTGGCAGTTTTGTTAAATTTCATGGTGATAATATCATTCTTTGTGACTGCGATCAGTTCTTCTTCATCAATTTGCACAGTACCTCCAGCCTTTTTGAGTAAAGCGCTTAGCAACAGGAATAAAGTTTCTTTGTTATCTAATGAAGGGTTCACACTCTAAATAGTATATCGAGGCTAACTTTCGCTAATTACTTCCAACTCAAAGTCTTCAAACCAACAGTATTCAGCTTCAAATTGTACCTTAAAGTGAGGCCCCGAAGTGGGCGGTGAATCGAGAGTATAAAGATCAACAATAACCCCCAGCCCCCAATCAATCACGTCCCCTGGCACCTCTTGTTCGTCTTGTTCTATCGCGGACCATCGTGTATGAGCCCTCACTCTCACAAGATCACCTATTTTCATTTATGTTGTTAGACGCTCTTTCCACGCCTCTACGGCCACCGGGAACAGTTCGGATGTAATCTGTAATACAGCACTACCTACTTTTTGGATTTCCCACTGTGCGTGGGAATCAAGACGCAAATCCACAAATTTGAGGATATTATTTAGGTTGGCCGTACCGTAGTATTCCGTGTACATATTTTGAGGAAGCACCCCTCTGGCTTGTTCTCGGCACACTCCCGCGGCGATGAGTTCTTTATACAGAGATACGCACCCTACATGGTGTGCCCTAATCTTATCGTTGGCGAGTATATAGAAATATCCCTCAAGCTCCGGATTGATTTGAGTGTGCGGGTCCGAAGCCTGCCGATTAGAGGCGTGTTGCTCCCTAAACATAGAGGGTTCATAGAACCGGAGGTTCTCATCGGTGTACCGCCGGCTAATTTCATTATAGGACCATGTGCGGTGACGGTGATGTTGACTTCGTACAAAGAGTGGCACTGTAAATTTAAATGTAACTACGTTGTGTTCCAGCGTCGAGGTGTGACGGTTGTTCACAAGATATTTGATGAGCTTTTTATCTTTTGGATTAAGGCTCTCTTTAGTGCGGCCGAACGACACTCTCGCTGCGTTGACGATGGTTAGATCGTCTCCCATAAAATTTACGAGTTCCACGGCGCCGATGTTATCGTCATAAATTTTAATTTTTTTATTTTTCATTTTTTTTGTTGGAGCACCCTCGGTAGGATTCGAACCTACAGTCTACGGATTAGAAGTCCGTTGCATTGTCCGTTATGCTACGAGGGCAGTCGGGCACCTGTAGCAAATGTGCCATGAGGGTTGCTTCTTGTCCCGCCCGCGGGCCCGCCTGCCACACTACTTTGGCCATTGGTGTGTAGATTTTTTTACGTACCTTGCAAGCGCAAGGTTCCCACCCGCAGCAGCGTGACGGTGGATCCACTGAAAGAACAACACAGTAGTTATCTGTATTTTTTTGTTTGGCTAGGGTTCCAGTTTCGAGCATACATTTATATTAACACAGTTGTCCCAGCATGTCAAGGAGAAACCACTGTTAAATTTTTTTCTTCTTCAAGGCTCTTGGTATTGTCTTGCCACTGAACAATGTAAAGGCGATGGCTATAGACCGTGGGCGGATAAGACTCCACTACAAGACCAGTTTTGATCGTGGTGCTGGAGGCACCGAGACGGAAATAACCAGCGAAGCGCACAAGGACCCCGGGTTTAAGCATCTTTTTGGATTACCTCAATATAGAGGGGCAGCACAATCTTAACTGGCGGGTAGTTACCTTGAGAATCGTAATCGAAAGCGACCCCAAATTGTTTTCTACCCGTGGGGTGCAGCTGTTCTTCCTCCACGATGACACCTATATCACCCTTGCAGAGAGTGTAAGAATCTTTTACCACCTTTACCGCATCACCTACTTTCACTGATCACCTCAAACCACTCATACACGTCGTGGCCCCCGGGGGTCAAGTCATAACAGACGTCCTCACCGGCATCAAACCATTTGATGATAATATATTCTTTTTCTTTCAC